CGGTGCCATGCCCTTGAGAATGCGAGTGCGCAGGCCCGCCTCGAAGCCGACAATGACCTGATGCAGCAGGGTCGCCCACTCCTCGCCGGTCAGCGTGGCGAGGTCCGTCTTTCCGATGGAATCGAGGTAGGCGCCCGCCATCTCGCCGGCATCGTCCCGCGCCGCCTCCTCGAAGGCATCGAGCTTGAGCTTCGGCATCTCGTACACCGTCCTCGCGAGCTGCCCGCAGATCGGATCATCGCACAACCACATGATCGGCCGGCCCTGTTGCCCGGCCCACCCGAGTCCGGTCGTGGCCCGGCGGCGGCAGACGCCGCAGATGACGGGTTCGCGGTCGCCCTTGATGCGGGACACGATGGTCTCGCCGTCGGGATAGTTCGCTGTCATCATCAGAACGGCACTCCTTCCTCGGCCTCTTCCATGGCTTCCCGGTAGGCGCGGTTGATGTTCGCCATCGCCGCGTTCGAGCCGCCGGCATCGGGGTGGTGCTCGCGCGCGAGACGGCGGAAGGCGCCCTTGATCTCGCCGAAGCTGGCAGACCGATCGATCCCGAGCACCCGCCACCACTCGGCGTTCTCACGCTCGACGATCGGCTTGACGACGTAGGCGGCAGCGCGCGCCAATTCCTCCGGCGAGAACCGGCGGCTGACCACCCGCATGAACTTGCCGTCGCGGCGCACGACGATGTCGCTCGGCGTCGCCGTCTCCCGGTCCAGGCAGCGGCTCAGCGCCTCATCGACGCTCTTCGGCGCCGGTTGGCGCCCGCGCATATCGCGCCACCACTTCTCCGCCTTGGCCCGGGCGACGCCGTCGTGCTCGAAGCAGACCCATTCCGAGTGGTGGACGAAGCCGCACTGATAATCGACCCGCAGCGTCGGCGGCGCGCTCGGATCGCCCCGCTTCTCGTGATGGGCGAAGTCGATGCCCGTCACCGCGAGCCAAGGATCGGGGATGTGCGGCGCCGCCGAGCGCTGGCCGGTCATGATGACCGCCTCGGCGTCGGCCTGGGCCTCGTGCGCCGGCTTCGGGCGCTCCCACTCGAACCCGCAGCCGGGCGCGGTGCAAGCGAACACGCCGAGGCCCACGAGCGTGGAGCAGTTCGGGCAGACCTTCGCCCGCACCTCGTCGGGTTTCACCGCCGCCTCGACCGGAGCCCGCGGCCGCCCGCTCGCCGCGTCCCCGCCCATCGAGATGGCATCGACCGGCCCGTGCCGGCGGACGTTCCCGGCGAAGTCGAGCACCAGGCAGTTGGGCTTCGACGACGCTGCGATGGCCGCAACGCGCTCCTCGGCCGTCGCCCGGTTCGGGTCGAAACCGGGCGGGTAGACCGGCCGCGTCCCACGCCCGCATTTCTGGATGTAGAGCCCCGTCGAGAGTGTCGGCCGGAGCATGGCGATCAGATCGACCCCCGGCACGTCGAAGCCGGTCGTCAGCACCATGGCGTTGGTCAGGCAGCGGATGCGGCCGGACCGGAAGTCGCGGATCAGCCGGTCCCGCTCGCCGGCCGGCGTCTCGCCGGTCACCGTCTCGCAGGTAACGCCGCGGGCGCGCAGGGCGTCGCGGACGTGAAAGGCGTGCTCCACGCCCGCGCAGAAGGCCAGCCAGGACTGCCGGTCGGCGCCCATCGCGACGATCTCGTCGCAGGCCGCCTCCGTCACGTCGTCGCGATCGACGGCGCGCTGCAGGTCGCTCTCGACGAACTCGCCGCCGCGCCGGGTGACGCCCGACACGTCCATGCCGGTCGTCGTCGCCTTGGAGACGAGCGGGGCGAGCCAGCCGTCGGCCACGGCATCGCCGATGCCGTAGGTGAAGACGATCCGCTCGAAGATGCGGCCCTGCCCCTCATCGAGCCGGCCGGAATCGAGGCGGTACGGCGTGGCGGTGAACCCGGCGACCCGCAGGTCCGCCACGCGCTCGCGCAGCTTGTCGATGAACTGGCGATACATGCCCTCGCCCTTCTTCGGCAGAAGGTGCGCCTCGTCGATCAGGACGAGGTCGCGGAGCCCGAGCGAGTAGCCGTCTTCCCGGTAGACGGACTGGATCGAAGCGAAGAGCACCTGCTGATGCCGATCGCGCCGGTTCAGGCCGGCCGCGTTGATGCCGACGTCGCTTCCCGGCCGCACCCGGAGAAACGCCTTCACGTTCTGCTCGACCAGCTCGCGGGTATGGACGAGGGCGACCACCCGCAGCGTCGGGTACTCGGCCAGCAGCTCGTCGATAAGGCCGGCGATGCAGACGGACTTGCCGGTGCCGGTGGCGAGATCGACGAGCGGGTTGCCGCCGCCGTCGCGCCAATAGTCGAGGATCGCCTGGATGGTCGCGATCTGGTAGGGGCGCGGTTCGATCACGGTGCATCTTCCCCGCTGGCAAGAGCGTCGGCGGCGATCTCCAGGGCGGTCTGCGCGGCGTCGGGCTCGGCGGTGCCGAGCGCTTCGACGATCTCGCGCAGGGCGTTCTCGTAGAGGGCGATCAGGATTTCCGGGGCGGTCATGCGAGCCCCCTGCGTGCAGGCGCATCGACCCAGGTCGCTCCGTCGTGAAGCTGATAGGTGACGGTGCCGGCGGCCTCGTCGGCATCGACCTGCTGGCCAGGCACGAGCGCCGGCAGGAACAGATGGAAGTCGCAGCCCCGCATCTGCTCCTCGAACGTGAGGTCGAGGCCGAAGCGCTCGCAGCGCCAGCGCCCGGCATCGCCTTCGTCGACGATGGCGGTCGCGTGCAGGCAGGTGCGGCAGTGGACCCGCGCGAACCATCCGTCGTGACAAAGGCCGCGCGCCGGACACCAGCCGCAGGCATAGGCTGACGGCGCCGAGGGGTCCTGATGCAGCCTCGCGGGTGGCTCGTCGGCGCGCAGTATCCGTTCGGCCCGCACAAGTAGCTGATGAGCCGCAAGCGGGTCGTAGCGGAGGCGTTCCGTATAGAGCTGATCGTCGTTTTTGTTCACCGCGACGTACAGGGCGCGGGTGAGTCCGGTGTGATGCATGTAGAACTGCATCTGCCGGAAGTGCCCCGGCTTCGACGCGGTGACACCGGACTTGACCAGTTCCTTGAAGCTCTTGTCGTTGTGGGTCTTGCACTCCAAGACGTGCCACGTCTTCGGCGCCTCCGGGACGCGCAGCACGCGCCCGTCGAGGTGGCCGCGCAGGTGCCCGCCGAGGTTCCAGACAGCGAACTGCCGCCCGGTCGCCGGGTCGGTTGGCTCGACGAGGACGCCGGCCGCGCGGAGGTTATCGACAAGTCGGTCTTCTTCGAGGTGGCCGGTCTCGAACAAGCGGATGCGGCGACCGTCCAGCGGCTCGGGCGCGTGCGCCTTGCGCCAGCCGTACCAGAGGCTGCGGTCGCAGTCGGAGCTGAAGCCCGACATGCCGAGATAGGGCCGGTCCTCGGCCGGCCGGGCGGCTTCGAGCCCGGCGTAGACGGCGAGGACCGTCGGGGAATCGACGGGCGGGATCTCAGCCACGGGCGTCTCCCGCGGTCTCACGCTTGCGCTGCGCCTCTACGGCGCGGTACGTGACAAAGACCTTCAGCTCGGTTTTCGGGTCGGCGGTGCGAAAGTTCGGGGCGCCCTTGCGTGGGCCGCGAGTGATAGCTTGCGTGACCACGCGGCCAGTGACCATCACGCCCTGGCCCTCGACGGCTTGGAAAAGGTAGCCGATCCACCCCTTCGGCAGCCTAGTCGTGCGATGGGCTGCGCGGGTATAGCTGTCGAACCAGTCACGGTTCGTGCAGGGTTGCGGGCCGCTCGGATCCGGGCATAGCTCCGCCGTGCGCTCGATGTTCGCCATCGCGCATCTCCGTTTTCAGGAATGAGGACGGGGGGAGGGGCGGCCGGCGCTGGATTGGACCCCTTGGGCCGGCCGCCCCGGCTACGTCACGCCGCGCGATTGCCCCACGGGCGGCCCGAGCCGCCGCCAGACGGCTTCGACTGCTGCGCCTGCCCGCCACCGGACTGCCCGCCGCCACCGCCGCCCGTCGGCGCCGGCTTGCCCGCGGGCGGTGCGTTGCCGTTCAGGGGCGAGTAGCGCTTGACCTCGTTCCGGTCGCCGTACTCGGCGTCCTTCCGGATGGTGAGCTGCGCGCGCAGCGGCTTGTAGTGCAGCACCTCGCTATCGGTGAGCTGCCCGCTGTAGCCGACCGCGTCGCAGATCTGCTTGATCGCCTCCTGCGCGATACGCTGCGCGGTCGGGTTCTTGTTCTTGAAGTTGAGGTTGGCCCAGACCTTCCGGTTCGCGAACGGGCCGTCCATGACTTCCAAGGTCAGCTTCAGGATGAGACCGTCCTGCGCCTTGGTCTCGACCACGTCGCTGTCGATGACCTGCACCATGTAGGGGCCGGCCGGCAGCGGTTCGAAGTCGCCGCGTTCCGGAACGATGTTGTCGACGTCGATGCTTTCGCCGAGTTGTGCCATGTCCCTTGTCTCCTTCAGGGTTGGGGAGGGTTACGCCGCTTCAGCCGCCGCCAGCGGCTGACCGGGGTCGGGGAAGAACGGCGCGAGCTGCGCGTAGGTGTTGCCGCGCTCGCACAGGATCTTGTCGGGGATGCCGAAGCGGTTCTTGGCGACGAAGGCCGGCCGCGGGGCGGTGTAGATCCAGCGGTTGCCGCCACCGTCGGCGCGGGACCGGGACGTCTTCGCCTTCGGGTCGTCCTGCTTGATGGTGACGTCCTGGTTGATGAACAGGATCGCATCCATCTCGTCCTGAAAGAGCGCGGTGGCGCGCTTCTGCAGGCGGATATCGAACCGCGAATAGGCCACCGTGGTCGGGTCGTTGACGGTCTCGATCGTCGAGTGCGCGATGAGCCAGATCGCCATGCCGCGCTCGCGGCGGAGCACGTTCAGGCCGGTGAGGAGGTCGCGCCACTGCGCCTCGGCGGCGAGGTATCCCTTGCCGTAGCCGGGCTGCTCGATCGTCGCCCAGTTGTTCTCGCGGCAGGTCGCCTCCCACACCCACGGTTCGAGCTTGTCGAGGCTGTCGATGACCAGCGTCTGCCGATCATGGTCCTCGACGATGAGCGCGTTGACGGCATCGAGCACGCCGTTGAAGTCGCCCAGCATCTCACGCTCGAACCGCGGCGGCGGGTCGGGCAGGTCGCTCGGGTAGCCGTCCTCGGTCTGGATGAAGACCGGATTCGGGGCCTCGGCCGCGACGGTCGTCTTCCCCATGCCGGGCGGTCCGAAGATCAGGACACGCGGCGGGGACGGCGCCTTCTTGTGGGTCAGGTTCTTGAGGCTGATTGCCATGCTAATGCCTTTCGTCCGGCCTGCTCCTGAATGCCCGGGCGCGACCGAGGCGGAGATCAGGCTGGCGGACTGAGCCGGGGTCTATTCCGGCACCTCGGTCGCGCTCGGTGAACTGGTGAGAGGCGGGTGGCCGGAGGCCGCCACGCCTCCGGCCTGTGCCACGTCCCCGACCCGGCTCGGATCGTGAGACGAACCCGCGAGCAGCAGCCGCTCCGCGCCGTAGAGCGCGAGCAAGGAGGCTTCTGCCCGGTTGTGATCCTTCTTCCGCGCGAAGCTGGCATGGCTCGCCGGGAAGCGGCGGAGCGCCAGGGCGCGGCCTTGCTCCTTGCCCTCGTCGCCGCCGCGAAGGCGGTAGAACGACTTCCAGGCCTGCGGCCGCACGAGGTGCAGCGGGATCTCCAGCATCAAGGCGACGACCCGCGCCGTGGCGTAGGACTGCCCGAAGCTGAATGCCTGCCGGACGCCGTCCCGCGGCTGCGGTCCGACCTCTTCAAGCACGATGGCGTCCGGGTCCTGATCGCGGATCAACGCCGCGAGCGCGGCCGGATCGACCGTCTTCAGGACCGTCGGCATGTCCCACACGCTGACGACGCCAGGGGCGTCCGGCGTCAGCAGCGCGATGGCGCCGGTGAGCCCCGGATCGATCCCGAGGATGCGCGCACGCACGCTCACGCGACCTCCCCCGAAATCAGTCTCTGCGCGCTCTCGATCGCTTCAACCAGTCGCGCCATTTCCGGAGCGCCATCAGCGTCGCCACGAGTTCGGCGATACGTCTCCAATTCAAGGGTCAGCCTCCGGATTTCGGATTCAATCTCACCGACCAGCAGCGCCTCCAGCTTCTCGTGAAGCCAGCGCTCGACCCGTTTCAACCGACCCTTACGCAACGTTTCGAGGGTGCCCGGAGCGCAGCCGACGCGCCGGGCCACCGCCTGCCGAGCAATCGGCAGTTTGCCGACGCGTGCGGTCTCCCGGTCCTCAAGGGCCCGAGCGATGGCGCGCGTGTCGGTGTGAAAGGCCAGGGCGCTCATGGGCGCTCGCTCCGAAGGATGATTTGTCCCGCACGGAAGGACCATTCGTCCCGCTCCTTTGTGGTCGAAGGGAATCGTCCACGGAGCAGGGAGACAGCGAGGTGCGAGACACGGTGAACGAGCAGAGCAGCAGCCCTTCGGTCCGGATAGCTTTGGCGAGCGCGGTCGGACGAAGGGTTGAGGATCTGCTGAGCAGCACGACCGCGCAGGATCCGACTGAGAACACGCCGGTGACACGGCGGACGCTCAGCGAGGCCCTGGCGGTAATGATGGTGGACATGATGGCCGCGATGGAGGTCGAGGATCGACCGGCGGCGTTGGAGCGGCTGGCGAACCGCATGGACGGACGCGGGCGCGTCGTCGGAGGCGGCGAGACAGCGAAACTGATCGGAGCGACTGGCTTGGTGCTGATGCGCCTCGGGTGCTGATGGGGGCATCACGGGCGTGCCTCCTCGCAGGGAACAGGCTTCGCGCTGGTGCCGAAGAACTCCGGACAGAGAAGGCGGCGGCTGATGTTGCAGGCCGCCTCGATCTTCACCGCGAGGCGCGGAGAGCAACGCCCGGCGCGCTTGGCCTTGTTGATGGCCGTCTGCGACACGCCGCAGGCACGAGCCAGCTTAACCTCGGACCCTTGGTCGCGGATCGCTGCTTCGATGAGGGCGCGGACGTCGGTCATGGCCCATGCTTAGAACACCAAGGTGTTCGGGTGTCAACACCCAGAACACCCGGGATCAACGGTGGGCGGGTGTGTAAGGATTTCGGTCCATGGACTGGCAGGACCGCATACGGGAAGCGCGCATTGCAAAGGGCTTGGGGCAGAAGGCCCTAGGTCAGCTCGTCGGCGTGTCTCAAGCCACGATCGGCAAGATCGAGAGCAAACACAGCCACTCGACCGAAGTTCTCGACAAGCTGTGCGCGGCGCTCGGTCTCGATCCGGCATCAATGCCGGAAGAGGCGTTCGGTCGCTCACGCATACCAACTGCACTGGTGCACCGTGGCGCGAGTACGCCGGTGCCGGAATACGCCCGCGATCCTGCCTATTGGGCAGGTGCAGCAGGACTAGTAGGCGATGTTCCCCTGTATGCGTCCGCCGAGGGCGGGCGCGGTGCACTCATTATCGAACAAGATGCAATTGGAAGTGTGAAAAGACCGCCACTTCTTCAGGGCGTAAAAGACGGATATGCTATTTATTTAATCGGCGAGTCTATGGTCCCCGAGTTTGAGCCGGGAGACCTTCTGTTTGTTAATCCGCGACTGCCGGTTCTTGCAAATACCACATGCGTGTTCTACGGCGCCGAGGAAGGCGCGGAGACGCTGGCAACCGTCAAGCGGTACATCGGTCAAAACGAACAAGAGTGGCTTGTGAGGCAGTTCAATCCGCCTCAAGATTTTCAGTTGTCGCGCGAGATTTGGCCTATACGCCACCGCATCGTCGCGAAGAATTTCCGATAATTGATCTAGAACGGCAGGTCATCATCCGAGCCGACCACTGATCCGTAGCTGATCAGCACTTCGGGTTCGTCGAAGTCGCCCGTTGATGGATCGCCCGTGCGCTTGAAGCAGATCACCGACGGCTTGCGAGCGGCGAGTCGGGCCGCAGTTCGTCTGGCAGAGTTCTCGGACGCAGCCTCTAAAGGCGGATCCATGCGTATACCGCACCCGTCCGAACTGAAGCTCTGGACGATGAAGAAGGTCTTTCGTGCCCCGTCGGCCTCCACGCAGATTCCCCCGTAGCCACCACCACCCGGCGATGTTCGTTCTTTGTTCCCGCTAGAGTCAACGCCGCTTGGCTGTGGGCATCTGTGGACAACACCCAATCGACAACCGACAACACCCAGGCATTGACACCCGAACACCAAGGTTTTAGCGTTCGGCCATCGCCACATCGCGGTGGAGCCTATCCGTGTTCGCGAACCTCCTTCCGTTTCTGCCGATCCTGGCCCTCTCGGGCGCATGGCTGATCGGCTACCATCTGTCTGAGCGCGCCACGTCGCGCGCAAGCCAGTATGTGCCGCGCGGGTCGGCGCGGTCGTGAGCGGCCTTCCGGCTAGGAGAGCTGCGGCGTTCGCCCGGCATGACGACGAGACCCGCATTGAGCGGGCCATCGGGCGCGTGCTGAGCGCGACGGCTCAACCGCAGCAGCGGCCGAAGGCGATTTTCCGCGTTGTCCCCGACGGCGCGCAGTTCGGCTTCTCGCGGTCGCTGATCGGCATCGCGGCCGGCCCGCTGGTTGAGCGCTCGGGCCCCTTCGGAACGGAGCGGGCTGCACATGCCCTGGCAAAGCGCGCCGCCGCTCGTTTTGCCAGCGAGAACCCGCAATTCGTCGTCGGTTTGGTCGGCCTGGAGGCGGACGTCCGGCGCGAGCTGCCCATCTCGACGCGGTTCCGGGCCGAGTGGCTCGCTGCAGGCCAAACCACTGAGGCGCCCAAGTGTGAGGAGTGCGGCAAGCCTACGCGCTTCTATCAGGGCAAGCCAGTTCGGTTCTGCCCCCCACAGCCGGGCGGGCCACGGTCTCTCTGTCTCATTCGACATTCGAACAGGATAGCGCGTGAGAAGGATAGGACCGACCCGACCTCCAAAAAGAAAAAAAGACAAAGAAGCTATAAATATCTGCGCAACAACCCAGTCAGATGGGCGAAGCACCTAGAAAAAAATCGAGCGCTCAAGGCTCGTCACAGAGCTGAGAAAGGCATTCCCAAGCGCCGCAAAGTGGAGAGGCCTACGCCCGACTATCCAGTCGAGATGCCAAATTGCGTCACGTGCGGAAAGCCGACTCGCTTCCGGGGCGGCAAGCCGCAGCTCTATTGCTCGAAGGTGAACGGGCGAAGCCGCTGCGCTGAAGCTGCTGCGCAAAAGAAGCTCAATGCCGACCCAACGAGAAAGGCGGCGCGCCTGGAGCGCGAGCGCGAGCGTGATCGCGAACGCTATCAGCGCATGATGGCGACGCCCGAAGGCCGCGAGCGTCTTCGGCAGAAATGGCGCACGCAGAAGCCTGCGATCAAGCCTGCCGAGCCTCTGCCGACGGGATCGGTGCTCGTGACAGCGTCGCCTCGCAGTGCCGGCTACGAACTGTTTTCGCGGATCCACGCCGCGGTGCCATCTGCCATGCCGCACTCCCTGCGGATGGAGATCATCAGCGAGACAGCCCTGCTGACGCTGGAAGGCGCCGAGATCAAAGCGGCCGTGGTCGAAGCATCCAAGAGCGTCCGCCGCAATGGCAGCCGCCTCCGCTACGCGAAGTCAATCGACGATTGCTTTTGGCTCGCGGACGAAACCCAAGACATGCCGGAGATGGTCTGATGAAGCGTTCCGTTATTGCTCTCGACCTGCCGGGCGCTGCGCCCGGGACGCCGCCGACCGGAAAACCCGAAATCGTGTGGGTGAAGCCGGGCGAGCTGCTGATCGATGCGACGTACCAGCGCGACCTTTCGGAACAGTCGATTCGATTGATCCGGCGAATCGTCGAGGGCTGGGACTGGCGGCGGTTCAAGCCGCCGGTGACCGCGCGGACGGAACAGGGCCTGGAGGTCATCGACGGCCAGCACACGGCCATCGCCGCCGAGACGCACGGCGGCATCGCCGAGATCCCGGTCGTGGTCGTCCAGGCAGAGGCACAGGTCGATCGCGCCCAGGCGTTCATCGGTCACAACCGCGACCGCCTCGGCATCACCGCCGTGCAGATGCACGCCGCCGCCGTCGCGGCCGGCGACGAGGACGCGCTGCGCGTGGCCCGGATCTGCGAGGCTGCGGACGTCACCGTCCTACGCATCCCACCCGCCGGCGGGGTCTACAAGCTCCGCACGACGATCGCTGTGGCAGCGGTGCGGGCGCTCGTGGCGGCAGAGGACGAGGCCGACGCGGTGTGGGTCCTGCGGGCACTCGCTGACGCGAACCTCGCACCGATCACCGCCGCCCACATCCGGGCCCTGCAGCATCTCGCCACGACGGAAGAGTTCGCCGAGGTTGATCGCGACGCGCTCGTGCGGGCGATCCAGGCATCGCCGGGTAAGATCGCAGAGCAGGACGCAAAGGAGCACGCCGCCGTCCACCGCGTGCCGGTGTGGCGCGGGCTGGCCGCGGTGTGGTTCAAGGCCGCACGCAAGCTCGGGCGTCGCGCCATGCCTCGTGCCGAGGAGCCCGCCAGGGCGCCCGCCACCGGCTTGGTCGATGTGCCGGCATGGGTGCCGGACGAACTGGTCGAGACGTTCTGCAATATCGCTGCCGCCGAGGGCGAAGAGATCGCCGCCACCAAGGTGCGCAGGATGAAGCGCGAAGGGCAGCCGGCATGATCGCCGCCGCTCAACCCCTCCACGTCGCCACGGTGTGCGGCAAGCCGTTCCGGTTCTTCCGCGGCCCTGGCGACGCCCCGGATATGCCCTGGCACGCGCACGACGACCTGCTGGCCGCGCTCGCGCTGCCTCGATCGCTCCGCCGCGAGCTGCGGGCCAAGATGCTCAAAAACTTCGGCCCGCAGTGCCGCACTGTCGAAGTGGACGGCGGGCCGGTGCTGATCGCCCCGCACTACGTCGCCCAGGGCCTCGTCAGCGCGGCGCAGGAAGGCGGGCACGGCATCACGGCGACGCCGGCGCAGGTCGATCGCGAGTACGTCAACGGCAGCATGGGGGCGATGAAGGCCCTGACCGCCGGTCTCGGGCAGGCTGAGGGCTTTCACTACGTGATGGCAGCCTTCCGGAATCAGGGAGGCGACCCGTGACCGCCCGCGCCGCCTATTTTGATATCGACGGCCGCCCCTGGCCGGCGGAGCGCCTGGACGCGCTGCTATCCGACGACGCGGTGCGCCTTGTCGTCGAGCATGGCGCTCGCATCGGCTCGCACGGTGCCGGCGACCGATGGGCGCCCGGCCTCGTCCTGGCCTGGGCGCAGGGCCGCTACCGCCGGGCCGAGCCGGCGTCCCTGCTCCTGCTGCTCGTGACCCGATTTTTCGACCTCGGGCTTGAGCCGGACCTTGTTGGAGGGGCCTGCAAATGAGGAACCGCTTCGCCGGCCCGTGTGCCGACTGCGGCGAGCGCGTCGAGGTAGGCCAAGGCCACTTCGAGCGTCGTCGTGGGCGCTTCGTCGTGCGCCACGTTCGATGCGTGGCAATCGCGCGCGCGGTTCGTGCTGCCGCGGCGGCAGAGGGCTCCGAGCCGTGACCGCCGCTGACCTGCTCCATGGCCTTCTCGCGGCGCTCAGCGCCGGCACGGCCACCGCCATCATCATCGTAGCCCTTCCGCTCATCAGGAGCCGCGCATGACGGTGCGGGCCGTATCCTATCCGCCGGGGTCCTGGCCGCTCGAAATGCGCGCCGAGACCGCTGCCGCCTACTGCGACGAGCCGAGCGTCGAGGCGTTCCTGTCGAAGGTCGAGCGCGGGATCTATTGCCGGCCGCGCCGGCAGCAGGGATGCTTGCCGAAGTGGCATCGAGCCAAGCTCGATTCGGACATCGCTCGTCGGCACGGACTGGCGCTCGAGACGACGATCGTCGCTGAGGACGTGGCGGAGTTGATCTGATGCCGCGCACGAAGCCAGTCGGCTGGCCCAAGCTGATGGTGGCCCGCCGCCTGAAGACCGGCGCCACCGCCTACTATTGGGGTCCGCCCACCTGGGCGACCAAGAGGGGGTGCCCGCTCACGTTCGAATCGCTCGGCGGCGACTACGGCGAGGCCAAGCGGCGCTGCGACGAGATCCTTAACCCGCAGTTCGATGCGTGGCGCACGCGCTCGACCGCGCCCATTGTAGAGGCGGCGGCGAAGGTCGGCACGTTCGATTGGCTTACCGGCATCTACCGGTCCTCGCCCAAATTCACGGACCGGCCGCCCCGCACTCGCAAGAGCTACGATTCGGCGCTCGCCCTCGTGGCCGACTACAAGATGAAGGACGGTCGGCGTTTCGGATCGCTCGCGCTCGCCAGCATCCAGCCCGGCGTCGCCGATCGGCTCTACGACCGGCTCAAGACCAAGGCCGACGGCACGGCACGGGTGCGCACCGCCATCCTAGCGATGACGGTCTGCAAGCGAGCGTGGAACGTCGCCCGCCGCGATCGGCCGCGCGAGATCCCGCTCGACAACCCGTTCGCCAAGATGGGCCTCGCGTACAAGGCGAAGGCGACGCGGCCGGTGACGCACGCCGAACTCGTCCGCTTCGTCGCCGCCGCCGACAAAGCCGGGGAGGGGTCGATCGGTACGGCCGCGATGATCGCGTTCTTCTGGCTGCAGCGGCAGGAGGACATCCTGACCCGGTTGGCCTGGACGCACTACCGGCCAGCGGACGCGCCGGGAATCGTGCGCGTGTTCCACCACAAGACCGGAGAACTGGTCGAGGTACCGCTGTTCGACACGGACGGCACGTCGCTCTGGCCGGAAATGACGGAGCGCCTTGATGCGCTGCCGCGGCGCGGGACGCTGATCGTCACGCGCGACCAGCTCGACCGCCGCCGCAAGGTGCACCTGCCGTGGCAGCCGGACTACTTCCGGCATCAGGTCGCGGAGATCCGCGAGGCGGCCGGGATCGACGCGGAGGTGAAGTTCATGGGCCTACGCCACGGAGGCAACGTCGAGGGCGCCGAGGCCGGCCTGACCGACGCGCAGCTCCGCGCGCTCAGCGGTCACCTGACCACGGCCGCACTGCTCCGCTACGCTCAGACGACGGCCGCGCAGCGGCGCGAGGGTGCGCGCAAGCGGCTGGAGGCGAGAACGAAGCGGGAGGGTTTGTCGAAATGAGCCGCTGACGCCGTGTCGAAACGGCGACCCAAGTATCGGCTAAGTGCTTGGGAAGTTTGGTGGGCGCACTAGGGTTCGAACCTAGGACCCGCTGATTAAGAGTCTCCCCAAAATTGAGCCGGATCAGAGCATATTTCGACAAATCGTTTGATTTGCCTCCGTTGTTCTACAAGAAGTTTTCGTCGCTGTCGAAACGCCGAAAGCGGGCAAAGCGGAGCCTGTCGCTACAAGGTCGGGCGGCCATCGCCGCTTGCCCCGCGCGAGCCTCGGCCTTGTGGCGATCGGAATGCGCTCAGCGAATCATCTCGCGGCGGATCTACGCCTTTCGCCCACTTGTCGCCTGAGGCCTAACGCAATAGAACAAAACAGGAACATCGGCCGCTTAACGTTGGAACCCGTTGGGGATCAACAGCTTTCTGATACCGGGAAAGGCGCGACAGCTGACGCGTTGTTAACTAGGTTGTCGGGTGGCGGCGGAGCTTAGGGGATGGTTAAGCTTGAGCGCGCAACTTGGCTGTATGAGCATCGCTGAGCCGACAATGAGGGAGATGACGCGTCGGCGCTACCAAGCGCCCAGCGCACCTTCTTCTATAGGGCTGGCAGACTTGCTGGCGGAGATCGGCCGCGCCCCGCTCGCTGCGAAGCAGATGGATCTCCTGCGAACAGGCGATGGGTCCGGTTCCGCATCCGTCTACTATGCCGGCAGCCTCGATCTGCTGAAGCGCCCATGCGTGTCGATCGTGGGAACCCGGGACGTTTCAGACGCCGGCTGGAAGCGTGCCGCTCGCCTTTCGCGTGAACTCGCTGCCGCTGGTGTGACCGTAGTTAGTGGTCTCGCCAAGGGCGTCGATACGGCGGCGATCACGTCCGCGATCGATCACGATGGCTCCGTGGTCGGCATTATCGGGACTCCTCTCGATAAGGCGTACCCCGCCGAGAACTCTGAGCTTCAGGAGACCGTCTGGCGCAACCACCTTCTCCTGACACCTTTCGAGATCGGGGAGCGCACTTTCCGCAGCAATTTCCCCAAGCGGAATCGTGTCATGGCTGCCATCTCGGATGCGACGGTGATCGTGGAGGCTTCGGACACGTCCGGCACGCTGCATCAAGCGGCGGAGTGTGGGCGGCTGAAGCGCTGGCTCTTCATCATGCGATCAGTGGTTGACGACACAACCCTAACGTGGCCCAATCGCTTTCTAGGCGACAAGAATGTCCGCATTCTCACGTCGACCGCAGACCTGCTGGACGCGATCAAAAGCTCCCCATGAACGTTCACTTCATGTGCGCTTACTATTCCCAGTATGCGCATAAAAACCTTGCTCCGCGCACGCAGAAGCAATGGGATGCGTTCAAGTTCACTCGCGCAGTAAAGAGCGGCTTGATTAACGGCTATATGACTGTTCCGTGGAAGAACAAGCCGCACGAAGAGATCGATACAAAAAACGTTCATCGTGCCAGGGAAATTTTCGGGTCTTTCGTGAGGGGCCGAATCTCCCATCTCGGTATCGAAGATCCTTCGATTATCCCCGTCCCCTCGAAAGATGGTCTCGTCAGGGCGGAAACCTACCGTTCTGCTGAAATGGTCAGAGAGGCGATGGCCGGGTCGGACCTCGAAGCCAACGTTGAGTGCATCCTGCGCTTCAGCAAGGAGATGGAACGAGCTGCAGCTGGTGGCACGCGCGACCGGACAGCACTGGCAGAGGGTATGGTCCTAATCTCTCGGCCGAGATCGAGGGCTGTCATCCTGGTAGACGATGTCATTACGACGGGCGGCTCTCTCCTAGCTGCTTACGACGTGCTTTCCGCGGCAGCGTACCCGCCGACCTGCGCGATCTGTTGCGCGCATACAGTCTCTGACAATTTGACCGCTGCCTTCGGCCACCACGAGCGGGAGTACGACCCCGATGCCGGCGAGTTCTGATCCTCCGACGGAGTCCGCCAACACTGAACTAAAGTTGTCTTATATCATTGAAATATAACAATGAAACATTGCGTCACCGCTCAATTGTTGGACGTGATGTTGGACGTTTTGTTGGCCTTGGCGGGCGCGCTCAAGCGCCCGCACCTCCGTCCGTCGCGGCCTCAAGCGGCCGCTCGATGAAGCCGGACCGGGTGAAGCCCGCTGCCTCCGCCGCCTCATCGCCACGCGCAACAGGCCTTTTTCGATCATGTTGTTGATGTGCAACTCGAAATTCGTTGCCATGACCGCCGTCGTGGTGGTCGCCAGCATGGCTGACCGTGTCCAGGGGCAGGACACAAGCATTGCCCAATTCACCGGCACCGCCGCGGCAGAACTCCGAGCGAATGGTGATCGTCCGCGCCGGTAGAGTCATCCCGTGCGGCGCGGACCGATACGCTAGAACTGGAAGCGCGGCCTTCTACTCCGCCGTGCTTCCAGCATCAGTCGTGAGCGGACGCAGGGCCGCCGTAGGCCCTTACCTCAGTCCGACGGCTCCTCCGCCAGCCAAAAGCAGTCGTCGATCGATTTGGTGTAGCGGAGCGGTGCGGCGTTCCTACGGACGCTTTTCGAGGCTTCGGCTATGGCATCCGCGAGCTTCGCCCCCTCAAGCATGAGCACGACCGTCTCGCTGATGATCTCCGATCGCAGTTCGTCGGGCAGGCTCGCCGAGACTGCGCGCGTCACCGTCGCCAGGAGGTCATGCCCCTCTGCCCGTGGAGAGGCCGTCGCCAGAACCGATCCGGTCGGGCGAACCGGTTCGGGCTGCTTGTTCGCCCGACGCGCGCGTTGTGCCGGGCTCCGCGTGGACCGCCCCCGCTGAGCCCGGCAATGGAATGCCGACGCGCAGGGAGAGGTCGTGCGGCCGGCGGGTGGCGAGCAGAACTTCTGAGGCCTGCCTCTCCAGATGCGTGTGGGCTTGCCGCATTGCCGGCACGTTGGAGCCTCCGATGTGATCGACGCGACCTCGGTGCAGGCGATATCCGGCAGATCGACTGCCAAGATCTCTGCCCTCTCCCTCTGCGCCTCCGCCTTCGCCTTCCTCCTGAGCTCCGTGTTGCGTTGATCGCGCCACCGATGGGAGCACGAATAGCCAGAGGCTATTTTTGAGAACGTGCAGAACCTTTGCGGCTTCCCCTGCCAGATCCGTGTCGGCTTCCCGCAGAACCGGCATCTGGGTGGCTCGACCGGCTCGGGTGCAGGCACCTCGATGGCCACCGCCACCTCGGGCCGATTCGGCTGATCGACCGATCCAGGGGTGGGCAGTGACCCGAAGGTCCAAAGGGCCCGGAGCCCGGCAGCGTCGGCGGCGTGCGCCTTCGCCATGGCAGCTTGGTATGCCATCTGCTGCTGCGCTACGGCAGCCCAGCGCTCGGCGCGCGCGGCCTCTTCTTCGGCAGAACGAATGAGCCAATCGGCTTCAATTGGATTGCGAGGCATCATCTTGAAGTACCCTCCAGTCTGTTGGGGGGATCAAGATGCGAAAATCAGTCAGTGTTGGACACGGCGATTAGTTTTGACACGGGGTAGATCGTCTGCGCCGCCCGACAGCAACGCATTTCGATCCAAGGCGACTAAGCCAACGGAACCTGCCAAGTCGGCGGCATATTGCAACTCACGCAGCTAAACTATGGGACGGTGTGGAGCGAGATCCCCCGTCGCTGGCCCGATGTCATAGGCAGCCGCCTCGACCATGCGAACGGGCAGCAATGCCCACCAGCCGCTGCCACCTGAAAAACATCCAACTGATCGCCGAGCGCGTCATCTATCAGCCTCGGCGCTCGCGATGACGACCGCATGGCCGAGGTGCGGAAGCGGATGCTCGCGGCCCCGGAATATAATCGGCTTACCGGACCCCACTCCTATCAGTTGATGTGAGGTCCGAGCTAAAACGCGCGCTACCTCTGGCTAGAGATACCCCTTGGCTCCCGCCAGATACATCGCAGATAGGAATGCCAAGCCTAAGCTGCGGATGTATGTAGCTTGTGCGTGGGCGCTTTTAGCGCTTGTGGTTGCCAGTCCTTTCAGGGCCCAACTTTGCAGCCGTCATGTCCGTCCCTCGCATCAAAGCTGAGATAGAGTTTCTCCACAGTGCCTAAGGGCAAAAGCGTGCCGCGGTCGCCCTCAGACTTAGACCGAACGAGTGGAGCCAATGCGAAAGAATTGGACTCCTCGAATTTTACGCTCGGACCAGGAAAGCCCAGGCCTCGTAGCCATACTCCCAAGCGTCAAGAACCCGGGTTGAGTTCTTCACGCGGCGGAAGCGGCAAAATACCCAGCGAAATCCCGGAGGGGGTACAGAAGTCCCTAATCGTCGCACATGACACACCTCCAATCCGGCACTTGGGTCTTGTGTCCGTTGCCGCTGGAGGCTACATCCCGGTTGCTTACACCAGAGACGGCTTTCGCGGGTGGACCTCCGCTCGCGCGTGCCAGCGCAGAACGGCTGAGGCTGATCGCTAAACCGATTGGCCTCAGCTGCCTTGGCCCTGCTGGTGCAAACCGAGCTTTCGCACTCGGTAATCAGCAGCGTCCAAAGAAACTCCGAAGTCCTGCGCTATCTCGCGAGCACTTCTGTACCTCGAAATGAGCGGCCGCGGCATCAAGATCGAGGCTGAAAACTCATTGGCCTGCCATTCCGGATCTCGGTAGGCTGGGATGTGCTTCTCGCGGCCGACACGGTTGAGCGTCGATCCTCGGTGCAGCATCCAATGCCCCAACTCATGGCATGCTGTGAAACGATCGCGCCCTACGCCACGACATAAGCCGTCATAAACATCCTCTCGAAGACTCAATTCACCGGTACTGGGATCGACGCATCCGTGCCGATTACCCATCTCGTACTTATCCTTGACTGTGAAAATGAACCGGTCTCCGAGAGCGCGAGGCAGAATTACCTCGACTAGGGCGGCCACAGGCAGGAATGGCTCCGTCAGGTGGAACTGTTCACGGATTTTCCAACCGATTGCGGCGATCTCAGCTTTGGAACGCGGAGCCGCCTCTAGTCGAACGTCACTCATCATCGTTTCCTATCAAGAAGGTCTTTCAGACCTGCAAGGAAGTCATCAGACACACCGTTTTCGAAGGTGCGCGCAAGAAGCGCAGCTGCTTCCCTATCAGCGTCTGTCGAGCTTCCGTTGAAGCGAATAGTCATTTCCTTGGTAGATGCGAGAGCTGCACGTCGCAGATCGTCTATTTCCGCGGAGTTAAGGCTGTAGCCATGCCCGATTTCGTCGATAATTCGAGCGGGTATAGCCTTGCGTCCGGCCTCCACAGCCGACAGGAACGACGGGGAAACGTCGAGCAAGTCGGCCATATCTTTGAGGAGCAACCCGCGGTCGAGCCTCAGCTTCCTCAGTGATTTTCCAAACGGCGTGAGCATGGCGTCATCCTCGTCTCCGAGCTTGAACCTGATATGGTTCGTTAGTTAACCCATACAGGTTCACTCGTCAATGATACCACCGGCTTGCCTTGTGGAAGGCGCACGAAAAGCCCCGCCGCGGCTGGGCCGGGCGGGGCTGGGTGATGAGCGGAGATACGGACGGTCGCTCGGCGGTTCGCGAAGCGCGAGCACTAACTAGATCGCTCCTTGCTCGTCGCATGATCCGTCGAAGCGAGGAGCGCGTATGCCTCTCGGATCAGTTGCCGACTCCGGGCCACCTGTTGGTAGGTCGAAGCCGCAAGATGCCGGGTTTCCGCAATGGTGGCTTTCAGTCGCTCGACGTCAGGGCTTAAGGGTTTCTGGAGCATGCGCTGACATCGTGAGGGGCCTCCCTCAAGCAACAACCTGCGCCTCTCGGCCCGGTTCAATCGGATGCCGCATCATCCCGGCGCTGCCCCGCCGAACGGCAACGCCCCAGTCCGCCACCAATCCCCGATGTAGGGCCGTGTGCGCTCGATCGCCGGGCCGGCCGCTACGGCAGCGGTGTCGAGCCCGAGCAGTCGACCATGAACCGCGTGATCGCGTCGTCCCGGCGCTGGCGCCAGAACAGCCGCTGAAACCAGTTGCAGGCCGCCGACGGACGGTCGACGATCTTCGCCGGGCCGCATGGGAAGTCGTCGGGGATGTGCTCCTTGATGTACCAGGGCTTGCCATCGAGCTCCCACGGCGGCGTGCGGAAATAGATGGATTCCAGCGTGTCCCGGCGGAACGCGCCCTTCGGTCCTGGCACGTCGGAGATGAGCAGGCGTTCGTAGTTCAGCTCGCACTCGTCCTGATAGTCGATGGTACGGGCCATATAGAAGTTAGCACCCGGCGGCGTGTTCGGGGTGATGACGGTGGTGTTCAGCACCTCGTAGGGCCAGCGCCGGGCCCCGGCCACCATGCCGATGTAGAGGGCAAAGAGCACGAGGCAGGCGCCGCCGGCTGAGATCCAGCATCGGTTGAGCATGCAATTGATGCGCGAACTCATTTCTGGACCGCTCCGGTGATGAGGTGCCAGATCTCGCGGAGGACGGGCAGCCGCTCCATGATCCAGGCGAGCTGATCGCTGAACCACCGCGCACCGGCGAACCCGGCGATCACCGCGGCGATGGTGAGGTGCTTGATGCGGCGGAAGAAGCGCTGGAGCACCTCGCGCTCCAGGCGCTCGTCGACCATCTCGTCGATCTCGGCGAGCCGTTCCGGCGTCTGGCGCGCGAACCATGCGTGCCAGAAGGCAGGGAACTTGATCGGGGCGGCGTGGCCCTGGATGTGCACGGCGGCGTCGCTACGCGGCTCGACGTACTCTCCGAGGCCGTAGACCTCGCCGAAGTTGGGATCCATGCGCCGCCGAGCGCGTTCGGCCTCGACGCCCTCGACGAAGCTCTCCGGCACCGGCTGCACTGCTTCCTGCAGCCCTCCGCCGACGCCGCGGGCCACATCGCGCGGCCTCTTGATGGCGTCCTTCCCCGGCCGACGACGCGGACCCATGACATCTCCAGGTGGGCATGCTCTTACCCGCAAACAGAGGTAGGGACGGCCGGACTGCGGGAGGCCGGCCGACGGGCTCAGAAGAAGGCCGTCCGCACCTTGATCCAGGCATCGAGTGCGTAGCCGGCCGCTTTCATGACCAGGAACAGGCCGAGGATGACGAACACGAGCGTCTTGTGCTCGACGAGGAAGGCGATGATCGACGTCACGTAGCCGAGGCCGGTCTGCACCTTGTCGGCGGTGTCGTTGATCCGCACGAAGGTGCCCTGCACGTTGTCGAGCAGGCCGGCCCCGTCCGCGCCGCCCAGGCCGAGCGTGCCGAGCCCAAGCCCGGCCAGCCACTTCGCCGGGCCGAACAGTTCGGGTGCGTGCTGCGCGGCCTTGCTGAGCGAGACCTTGGCGCGGTCCGCGGGCACCGGCCGATGAGGCATCGCCGGCAGCGCCGCCATGAACGCGCTGTCGATTCCGCCGTCACCGAGGCCGTTGTCCTTACGGGCCTGGGCGGTGGCTTCCTGCGTCAGTGGCCCGTCCAGGCCGTCGAGGAAGCCCTTGGTGTAGTAGGCGCGGTCGCGGAGCGCCTTCTGCACGTCCCAGAGCGCTTCGCTGCCGCCGGGCTTGAGGCCGGGGCGGGAGACCGCTGCCGCGACGGTGGGCTTCTTCTTGAACAGCCAGGGGAGCCAGCGCGACAGCTTGCTCTCGTCGGGCACCACGAGATCCTGCGCCTGGGGAAGCGCGGGCGGGATGCTCGGCTTCGGAGCGGGCGTCACCATCGGCGCATCAGCTACAGTCACCGCCGGCATGGCCCGCATCTGGTTCAGCACGGTCTCAACCTCGCCCGCGGTCGCCAGCACCTTGTTGAGGCCGTCGCCGAGGTAATAGGTCTGCCCACGCTGAACCTGCCGGTGCGCGCCCTTCGTCGCCGCCAGGACCGGGAACGAGGCCCACTCCTGCGCAAGGGCGAGGCCGAAGCCGGCGACCGACAGTTGCCCGGCCATGAACTTGGCGTAGCCTCGGCGCAGCAGCAGGGCATAGCCGAGCCGGTCCTGCAGGTCGGCCGTCATCCGCTCGCGGCCGGTCAGGCGCTCGGTCTGCTTCAGGCTCGCCAGGGTGGCCCGCATGAACTGGTAGCGGCCGGCGGCGCTGGAGCCGAAGGTGTCGGTGCGCCACTTGCCCTGCGCGATGGTCTCATCGACCGTCATGGTGGTGAGGGGCTTCGGCATCCGATCCATGCGGTTGCCGAACACGGTGTCGTAGCCGCGGGGGGCCTCCTTCGAGCCGATGAAGTCGAGGAGCCGCTTGGCGGGTGCGGGGAGGCTCATGGCAGGTCACTCCGGCTTGGCGAGCTTGTCGGAATCGGCGTCGTCGATCACCCGGATCTGTCCGGCGGTGATCGAGGCGGTGGTGATCGCGTCAGCCGAGATGGCCGGAGCGGGCTCGCCTTCGGCAGGCCCGGTGCGCTGCAGGATCGCGACGACCTCGTCGGCGGTGCCCTCCGGCGAGACGGAGGCGATGGCGGCAAGGCGCAGAAGATCGGCCGCGGAAATGCGGGTGTCGGACATCGGTGGTGCTCCGGTGGGAATGCGCGGCTTCACCCGGCCGGCGTCGGGGTTGTGTTCAGCGAACCGGCCCCTCGTGAGAGGCAAAGCCGGTTGTGCGCGCCCGGTGAGAGGCTACGCGCCGCTGTCGGCGCTGGCAGCGCCGATCTGGGAAAGGTCGATCTGCATCGTGATGCCGCGGGTCCGCAGGGCCTCGACGATTTCGGTCTCCGTCGCGGCCGTCTCGATCGCGACGTTGGTCTCCATCCGCTTCAGCTCGATCTCGTCGCCGCCGGCAGCGGCCATCGAGATCACGACCTGAGCCATCTGAATCGCGGTGATCCCGCGCAGCGCGGCCTCGCCCTCGATCAGGGACGAGGAGCAGCCGTCAAGCACGAGCTGCGCCTGTTCGGCCTTGCGCACGTACATGGCGCGCAGCGTGGGCGGGACGCCGTCCTGGCTGGCCTGCTCGACGAAGTGGAGCATGGCCGCGGCCTTGGCGCGTTCGCGCAACTCATCGAATTCGGGGCCGAACAGGATCACGTGGCATCCCCGACGGTCAGCGTGAACTCGGCCGGCAGATAGGGGAACGCCTCGATCCGCACGGTGTAGGTGCCGGGGAGGGTCCAGCCGACCACCAAGTCGCCGCCGGGGTGCCGGTGCGTACCCTTCATCGGCCCCTCGAACGAGACCGTGGCCGCCGGCAGATCCGCCAGGGTGGCGGCCTCGCGCAGCGCGACCTCGGTCTTGTCGAAGCCCTCCGTGAACGCGGGCCGGACGCGCAGGACCGGAGCGCGGGCATCGCCCACGAACTCGACGTAGTGGGTCTCGGGCTTGCCGTCTCCAAGAAGGAACGGCTGCAACCGGAACTGCTGCGCGGCGGGGACATCCTGCTCCGACATACCCCCGTCAGCGATGATCCGCCCGCTCGGGTCGTAATCCACGAACCGGACAAGGCCTGTCTGGTTGCCCAAGTCCGTGATTGGGGAGGGGATTTCCAGTTGGTTCATTTGGAGAACTCTACAGCGCAGATGGAAACAGACGAAGCACCCGCGGCGCTGGTGTCAAGAACACGGAACTGGTAGTAGCCGCCTTCAAGTGTGCCCACCTGACACATGTCTGACGTCGGCAAGTGCTGAAGATAGTTACCCTGCCCGTTGACGTATTCGTACATAAAAGCGTTCGGGATCGCACGGATAAGCTCCCAACCTTGACCCGGCCGCGCCCAGTAGATCTGAAGCTGCCCCGTCACCGCACCCGTGAGGTAGCGCTGACCGGCCGCGCCTGTGCGGGCCACCCAGATGACGACGCGGGTTCCGGGGTTACGGATGGTCAGGCCCACCGATGTGTCGGCCCCGCCCGCCCCTGTCGTGGCGAATGCGCCCCGCGTGATAGCCTCGGACTGAACCTTCTCGTTGCCGATGGTCAGGTTCGCGATCTTGGCGTTCTGGATCGTCGCATCTGAAATGATCACGCCGTCGATGAAGTTGACGGCGTTCGAGAACCGCAGGCGGTTGACCCCGTCCGCACCCCAGAGCAGCAATCCAAAGTCATTACCGTCCCCGGTCCAGTCGCCGACGTAGCCGAACGCCGCGCGCCACTGGTTCAGCTGCCGGTTACGGACACGGAAGATGCCACCATTAGGGTGAGCGTACAGGTCAGTTTGGCTATTCGAGCCAAGCGAGAACACGGCGTTTACCGTAAGGGTGCCGGTCGTGATCTTGTCGGCCGAGATCGTACCAGCGGCGATCCGGTCGCCGTTGATCGAGTTGGCCGCCATGTGGGTCGTCTGGATCTGGTTCGCGGCGATGTTCCGCGCCTGGATCGAGTTGGCGACGATCTTGTCACCGTCGATGACCGTGCCGCCCCAGTTGACGATGACACCTGTGAGGTCGGCCGAAGTCGCCACCAGAATACAGTTAGGATCGGCTCGGATACCCGCAATGTTATTCCCCGAATTGGCCTGTAGCTGACCCGGTGCGGCGATGTTGAACCACACCGTCACCCACCCGTCCGACCCGCGCTGCATCCGGCCAGCGGGGATCTGCGAGAAGGCGCGGTTCCCATTGTGGTCGATGTATTCGATCTGACCGGCCGTCCACTTCAGCCAACCGGTCGGGTTACCATTCCCGTCGCGCTCCATCTCGAAGTAGATGTTGACCGGCATGATGCCGCGCAGCTCGATATTGAGGCGGCTGGCCGAGATCGAGTTGGCAGCAATCTGTGTAGCTGTGATCGTGTTCGACTGGATACGGTTGGCGTGAACGCCCCCAACCGCAATCTCCTCGCCAGTAATAGTGTTAGCAACCAAGTTCTCGGCAAGAATGGACCGTAGTGCAAGTCGATCCGCCGTAATCGTGCGTGCAACGATCCGGTTTGCGTTCAGCGAATTTGTGGAGATCTGTCCACCGCTGATAACAGTACGGCTCTGAAGCGTCCATTCCGAAAAGGCTGTCGTGTTCGCCCCAGCAATACCGAGATAGAACCCGGAGAAGAAGCCCCAGCATGCCGAAGTGCCCTGATACTCCACCACGAGACGGAGCAAGACTTTCTGCGCGGTGCCAGGCGCATCGACCATAATCTTGCAACGCCAATCATCACCGGGGGCACCCTGCCTCCCGTTGGTGTTCATGATGTTGCTGGTGTTGCCGGGGAAGAACCCGTTGCCGTCGTTGAAGTGTGCCTGGATATACGCCCGACAAGGACCATGCACGGAGACGTAGCAGGAAAACTCGTAACGCTTACCACCCTGGACCGGGATTTCCCAAGTGTAGCCGCCCCCGGCCGCCGGATTTTGAATATCCGTGGTGTTGTAGGCCCCGTTGGTGGGGTTGGTGTGGTGAAGGCGAATTGACCGGATTGAGCCGTTGACTTTCCAGTCAACTACCATATCGCAGATGGGATTTGGCTGAGTACCAGCAGCACCACCGTTCAGGCCGTCTGCTGTACCCTCGCTGTTCCAGATCAGGTTGCCCGTGTTGAGACCGACACCAAGTTTGGCGGCGGTTACAGCCCCCACATCAAGCTGGTCGGCCTTGATCGCCCCGGCCGAGATGTGGGCCGTGGTGATGGCGTTCGCCGTGATCTTGTCGGAAGTTACCGCGTTGGCGACCAGCTTATTGGTCGTGATCGCGCCGTCCACAATGAGTTCGGCCCCGTTGGCGCGGCGGACTTGGACCTTTCCAAAGAAGACCCTGCCGGTCCCCGGCGCGTCGGCGTAGAGAACGACCCTTACCTTCTGCCGGCCGACAGGGACCGTAACCTGCCCCTCGCCCTTGACCCAGCTCCCTTTCTCACTGCGAGTCGCGGTAAAGGCGCCAAAGCCACCCCCGTCCGCTTGATTGTAGAATTCCAGATAAATACCCGCACTGCCTGCGTTACGGTTGCTGTAGACCATCGTGGAGAGATACAAAATCTCACCAGGGGTGACCTGTATCCACTGCGCACTACGCGCGAAATACATTTCAGTGGTGCCGGTGAGACGCCACTGCCCTCCCTGATCATCTGCGCTAGCTACATCGATACCCGTATCGCCGTAGAGAGCCCAGCCCTCGCTCGATTGATTAAGAAAGTGGCCGTTCAGCAGCGCGTTGGTCGTGTCGGCCAGGGTCAGCTTGCTCGCCGTGATGGACCCGGCCAAAACCTTCTCGGCCGTCACCGAGTTGGCGGCGAGCAAACCGGCTGTGATCGACTGCGCCACGAGACGATTGGCGTCGATGGTGCCGGCGACCATGTGCCCGGTCTGAACCGAACCCGCCAAGATCTTGGTGGCCGTGACCGCGTTGGCACCGATCTGATCGGCCGTGATGGCGCCAGCCGCGATCACCCGCGTCGTGATCGAGTTCGAGACGATACCCGAGCCGTCGATGGTGGTGATGCCCGGCGCCACGTAGGGGCTGGTCTCGGTGGCCCCGGTGCGCGTGGCGGCCATCATGAAGGCCGACACGAACATGTAGGGGTTGTCGCCTACTACACTGTCCATGCGGAAGAATACGCGCGCACTGACTGCACCAGTAGGTGCAACAGCAATCATCGCAGACTTAGGGAATGCAGCATAGGCCCCCTGACTAACCTGCTGGTTGACCACGCGAGAAGCGTTGTCAGAAAAAGAAATGTGACCACCAGAGGCATTGAGCCACTGGACAATAATGCGCCCGGCGCAACGGTGCGGTGAGATGCAAGCCGAAAACTCGTAAGTTACATTAGCAGCTACGGTGTAGTTGCTGAATACGCCATCTGCGGATACGTTTTGGGTATACAGATCAATGTAAGAAGAACCGATCGCAGACGCTGTTGCGGTGCTCGACGTGAAGATAGCTTTGAAGCCATCCGGCGCCCAAGACACACTAACCCCGGCATCAACCCCGGCGGGCATAGAACCGCCGATGGTCCATCCCCGCCGACCCTGCGACGCATCCGGGTTGAATGCCATGTTCGTCGAGACGACGGCGAGCTTCGACCCGACGATGGAGCCCGCAGCAATCTGGGTTCCAGCGATGGTTCCCATGAGCCGTGCGAAGTCGATGTTGGCCGCCGTCAGCGTGCCCGCGACCTTCGCGGCGTTGAGGCTGGCGATCTGGTCCGAAGTCAGCGCCCCGGAGATCCGGGTGGCATCGAGGTTGCCCGAGAGCTGCGACGTCTGGATGGCCGACTGCGCCAGGGCGGTCGCGATGGCCTCCTTGTTGACCGTGTCGATCTGGGCCGCGATGATCTTGCCCGAGATATCGGTGGAAGCAACGGCCTTGGTGTACTTGTTGGTCGCCGTATCCCAGCGGTACTGTTCGCCCCCGAAGGTGACATAGTCTGTGGTTTTCGCGGTCGGCAGGGTCGTGACGACGGTATTGGCCGCGATAGAGCTGGCGAGCTTGGTCGCGTCGATGACGCCAGCCGCAAGCTGCGCACCGACCAGCGCCACCGAGGTCACCGACTGCGGCCCGACGAAGCCCGACTTGAAGTCCGACGTGTTGACGGCCCGGATCCAGTAGAACTTGGTGGCGGTGGTGCCGAGCACGTCGCGGTAGAAGGAGGCCGGCGCGGGCACGGTCTTCAGCAGCGTCGCGTTGGCGAGCACGTTGGTGATGCCGGCCCAGATCTCGATCCCGAGCAGATCCTTGTTGCTGGGGTTGGCCCAGGCGAGGTTGGCCGCCTCGAACGAGGGGTCCGCCGTGAACAGGGCCGGCGCGTTGGGCGGGGTCGTGTTCAGGGCCGCCGTGACGACGAGCACCGCGGACCAGCCGCTGTCGGCGAAGCCGTTGAGCGGGTTGGAGCGGACCTTGAAGCTGTACTGGCGCCCCGGCATCAGCCCAGCAAAGGCTGCCGTCGTGCCGGAGACGACCCGACCGCCGACGTAGGCGGCCTGGGCCGGATTGTTGCCCTCGGCGATGGCGACCTCGTAGGTCGCGAGGTTGGTCGAGGTGACCGCCAGCCACTGGATCGTCACCTTCGCCGTCACCGCGCCGTCCGGGGCGATCTCGGCGACATTCGAGGCGAGGGTCGGCGTGCCAGGGATCGGCGGCGCCAGCGGGTCGAAGATCTGAATCGTCAGCTTCTTCGACTGCTCGGCGCTGACGTTGAGCTGCGCCGGGTCCTTGCTGAATGCGTCGTAGGCGGCAGCCCGCACGTAGTAGGTCTTGTCGGGCACGCCCCGGTACGGGAACGAGTTGCCCGCCACGTCGTAGCTGGGGGCCGTCAACGGGTTGATGTTGGGCGTCTCGGAGACCCAGACCAGATACCCCGCGAAGTCCGCGTCCGCGACCTTGGGGAGGTCGACGAACAGCACTTCCGAGGTCGCGCCGAGCGTGGGCACGATGATCTCCGGCGCGGGGTTCGACACCGTCAGATAGGAGGGCGGGCCCTCATCGCCCGCGGCCGAGTAGGCGGTGACGCCGACGCGGAACTGACGCCGCGGGCCGCCCTCGTTGACGTTAAGGAAGTAGTCGTAGGTCCACTCGGTGACGCTGGCCGGCAGCACCTCGCGATGGACCATCGCCTGCGTCGAGGCGTCGAAGACGTAGACCGCGTTCCGGACCGGGTAGGGCGGCACGCTCGCGGCGATCTGGTTGGTCCAGGCCACGGTGCAGGAGCGGCCGGTGAAGGTCGAGCCGCCGCCCTTGATCGACAGGCTGGCCACGGTGGTCGCGGCCTGCCCCGCCCAGCCCGAGAGGGTGTAGGCCGTCTGCGCCGGCAGCGAGGACTTGCCGTTGAGACCGATTGCCACGACGACGAAGGTCCAGACGCCGACCTCGGCCTCAAGGAAGTCGATGGATTGGCTGGCCGTCCGGGTGGTCACCGTCGCGCCCGAGGGGCGAATCACGGTCACGAAGTAGGCGACGGAGTTGAAGGCCTGCCCCGGCAGCCAGGACAGCGTCATGGCCTGCTTCGGCTGGCCGAGTTCGGTGTACTGGCTCTCGCGCACCGACAGGTTGGTCGGCGGCAGCACGATGTTCGGGAACTCGGTGATCGGCGAGGGCTCGAACGCGGCGCCGTCGTCGATCGTCGCGTACTTGCCCGGCTCGTGCTGCAGCGCCGCCACCGCGTAGATGTGCGGCTCCTCCTCGCGGATCGACACGACCCGGAACAGCTGCGGCTCGATCGGGCCGGCGATGAGCCACACCGCGGCCGGGTCCGGCACCTGCGGGAGGGCGGACCGCAGCGTCACGGACGACACCGTCCCCGCGCCGGTCGAGATCTCGCGCTCCTGCACGGTCCCGTCCGGCATCACGACGGAGATCGTGTAGGTTGCCCCGCTCGCCAGCGTCACCGGGCGATCCAGCACGAGAACCGAGGCGGTCGAGCCGCCCATCAGCCGCCCCGAGAGGTCGAGGTTGGCGATCTGCGGGTCTTGGACGGCGACGATGTCGCCCGGGCGGATGACGGCGTGATCGAGCCCGGCCCGGTAGGTTAGCACCTGCGTCTGGTGCAGCTCGGTGAACAGCGTCCAGAGGCCGGTGCGGTGCGCCTGCCCGCGCGAGGTGCAGCCGAGGAGGTCAATGCGGGTCGGGTTGTAGCCGTAGCGCGCGACCCCGTCCGAATCCTCCACGACCTCGATGGTCTGCTTGTAGAGGTTGTCGGGGTCGTTCCAGGCGACCAGCGCCACGGTGTGTCGCGCACGCCGACCCGAACTGGCGTAGGCGAACACCTCGCCGTTCTCGCCCTCGATGGCGTTGGCCTCGGTCACCAGTAGTACCGGGTCGGACGGGCGGTCCTGCGCCGCTGTCACGGTGCCGGACGACCAGTAGACCGTGCCGCGGAACACCTGGGCGATGAGCTGCAGCAGCTCGAACGCCTCCTGCTGTGTCGAGATCGCGCCGTTGAAGACGTAGCGCGGCTCCTGCCCGCCCTTGCCGTCGGAGACCGGAACGTCGCAGTAGCGGCCAATCTCGTAGAGCGACCACTTGTCGATCGCGGCCGTGTCGATGAACTCGCCGAGGCCGAAGCGGTCGTTGCGCAGGATCAGGTTCAGCGCCCAGGCCGGGTTGTTGCTGAAGCCCTCCTTAAAGGTGCCGTCCCAGACGCCGGAATAGGTGCGCGCCACCGGATCGTAGTTCGACGGGATCGGCATCAGCACGCCGTCGACAAGGTAAGTCCGGCCGGGCACGCTGGAGCCGAACGACGCCGCCTGCGCGGTCAGGCCGACCATCGCCGAATGCGGGTAGCTGAACCGTGCGTCGACGATGGAGGTGGTCGAGTAGAAGACGAGGTCCGACTGGTTGGTGAACTTCGCCTGGCTGTTGTTGAAGTCGTCGGTGTCCGGCGACAGGCGGATCACCTGCACTTGCCAGGGCGCGGAGGCACCGCTCGGATTGATAGGCAGCGCGATCTCGTGCGAGCGGAAGTAGCCCGAGGTGGTCTTGCCGGTGATGGTCTGGTCACCGAGCGAATTGACCCACGGGCCGCCGCTGTAGCGCGCCTGGACGCGATAGCTGACCGAGTTCGCCCGGACCGAGCCGTCGCTTTTGGCCAGGATCAGCGACGGCACCTGGACCGTCACGCGGAGGCGGTCGACGTCCGTGTCGGTGATCGAGACCGTGACCGGGGTCGCTTGGTTGACCTTGATCCCGACGTTGCGCGGCGTCTGCACGTCCGGATAGCCGGCCATGTAGGGCTGGTCGGGCGTGCCGACGCGGAACTCGGCCGTCAGCCCCTTGAAGTTGTAGCTGTCATCCTCGTTTTGGACGGGCACGTCGTTGAGGTAGACGCCCTTCAGGCCGCCGCGCACGCCGACGATCTCGCCCTCGCCGAGGAGATCGACGAGGCGCACGGTCGCCGTCGAGAACAGCGTGTCGGGCGCGCTGGACGCCGATCCGCCGCCACCTTTGCCGCCACCGCCACCGGCACCGGCACCTTGGACGCGCGGAAGCGCGCCGGCACCCTGGAGAGGGCCGTCGTCGTCGAAGGTCATGAGCGATCTGGATCCGGTCAGACGAGGCCGTTGGAATCGGAGGTCGTGACGCCGGCCGAGACGGTGACCGGGTTGACCATGCAGGTGCCGATGATGACCGGCACGCCGCCGCCCTGCTCGGCGGTGTTGTCAGCGCCGTCGAACATGAAGGACTTCTTCGTCGGCTCGTTCTTCTTCTTCGGCGACAGCAGCTGCGACGCGCCGGTGAGCGCCATCGACGCGCCGATGCTGATGAGCCATGCCGGGCCACCGGCCCACCACGTGGCGGCGGCGATCAGCGTGCCGATGATGATCTTGCCGATGCCGCCGTTCTTGGCGCCGCGCACCACCGGCACGATATGCAGGTCGCCGGCCGGCAGGCCGAAGGTGATGAGATCCTTGTCCAGGCGCAGCCCCTTGGAGCGCGAGGCGCCGCAGGTGACGCGGAAGCGCCCGTCTTCGATCGCCTTGCGGAACCCAGGGATCTGGCAGCCGAGCGCGTGCGCGGCTTCCGCGAGCGAGCGCACGTCGAGCCGGAACGACGCGCCGAACTGCTCGGCCATGCTACCGTAGAGGTGGATCGTCCGCATCCTGGCTACGCCCCGATTGCCCGGCTGGCGTCGGCGTCGAAGCGCTGGCGGATGATCGGCTCCCACTCGTCATCCGGCATGCAGGCCTCGACAAGCGAGGTCCAGAACTCCCGCGCGTGGTCGGTCTCGGCGCCAGCAAGGCGTTTCTCTGCGAATGTCCGCAGCGACGCGCGGTCTTCCGCCGGCAGGGCTTGAACACGCGTGCGGTCAGCGTTGATGGTGCACATGGTCAGGGCCTCCAATCGTCGGGAAGGTCGTGGTGGCGCACGAGGAAGCTGAGCTTCGGCCGCCAGATGCTCGCCGGCTGGCGGAGCGAGAGCTGATGCATCAGGTGATGCCCGATCAGGCCATCGCCGATGTAGACGCCGCCGTGGTTCATCACCGGCGAGCGCACCGAGCAGAGGAAGACGTCGCCCGGCAGCGGGCCATCGGGGCGGTGCACGCGGGCGAAGCCAGCGACCTCGAACCCTTGTGCGTAGAGATCCTGCCGCGCCTCGCTCTCGGTGTCCTCCCACCAGTCGAGGCCGCGCGGGAAGTCGGGGATGCGGATGCCGGCCGCCTCGCGGTGCCAATCGCGGATAAAGGCGTAGCAGTCGTCGACGCCGTGCCTAAACGTGCGGCCGTAAAGCGGTGGGCGTGGCACCTGATCGCCGAACCAGAATGGATCGCTCGCCCCGGTCTCGATGCAGAGCGTGATCCCCCACGGCACCGCCATGTCGATCTGCGTCCGCATGTCGATCTCGGATGGGCAGTCGTGCGGCGGGATCGTCCGACCGGTTTCCGGGTCGGGCTCGGAGGTGTGCGAGTGCAGCACCGCCGCCGGCCGGCCACCGTCGACAGCGGCGAGATCCGCGTCGGCGATCTCGAATGTGCGCACCGGATCGTCGGCGATGTTGCGGCAGGCGTGATAGGCGCCGGCAGCATCGATTAACCCGACCGCCTCGCGCGGCCATTCGGAGGCCGCGTGCGCCTTGTGCGCCTCGACGGCGGCGTGCCAGCGGGCGGTCAGCCCGTTGTCAAACCCGAACGCGTCCGACACCGGGAAACCCTCCGAAGGGAAGCTGCGCCTTCGCGCCGAAGCGGGCCTTGCAGCAAGTCGTGATGTGCCGGCTCGGCCGGTCCTTGTCGGGCGTGGTCGGGTTGCCGTCGGCGTCGTAAGCCTGCGCGCCGGTGTAGGGGCACTGCACGCCGGTGTAGTCGAAAGCGCCGGTCTCGGCGTTCCAGCGGCGGTAGCGCCACAGGCAGACGTCGCGGACGATCAGCCGCTTCGGCAGCATCACGCCTTCCTGATCCATCGCCGCGGCGAGCGACCACGTGATGGCGCTTTTGGTGTGTGACGTCTTCTGGTCGAACAGGTAGATGTCCTGCCCGTAGGCGGCCTCGGCGTCGGGCGTCGTGCCGCCGTCGAGGAACTGCGCGTAGGTGCGGGTGCGGATCAGGCGCGCGCCGACGAGGTCGCCGTAGAGCGCAGCTGCCGAACTCATCACCCGCGTGACGTTGCTGACCGAGAGGGTCGGCTGCGGAATCGAGCCCTCGCCGGTCATCTCGAAGCCCTCGCACTTCACGTCGAGCGGCGCGTAGGTGATGCCGCGGAAGGCGATCGGGCCGGAGCCGCCCTTGGCCGCGGGCGTGAAGGCGAATTGCTGGTTCACGCCGATGGTCGAGAGGTCGATCACGTAGAGGGCGACGAGGTCGCCGGGCGTGAGGGATTGGCCAGCCCGGCGGATCGCGGCGTTGGGCGAGGTCACGGGTCGAAGTTCTCCTCGAACGTCGCCGTCAGCACGGACTTGAGCCGATCCGTGTAGTCAGTCTGCCACGATGAGCAGATGAACTGCCGCGCCATTGCTTCGTAGGGCACGCGGAAGGTGAACGGCAGGTAGCCCTTACGGCCAACAAGGAAGTCTTCGAGGGCCTTGATCTTGTCGGCAGCCAGCTTCGGCGAGCGAAATGTGAAGTCGCGCGGGAGCGGGTTGATGCCGTTTCCCGTGCGCTGGCTGTAGCGTCCACCGAAGCCAGCGGTCAGGACGGCCGGCTTCGCGACCCGGCTCGATCCTGGCGCGACCGGGCCGAAGTCGCCCATCCCGAGCGTCGGAAAGGCCGGGAAGTTCGGCATCAGGCGGTCGGCGCGCCCGGCATGACCGGCGCCGGCATCGGCGTCGTCACGACGACGACGGTGTAGAGCTTGGTCACGTCGATCGCGTCCTCGCCGGACGCATCCGTCAGCGCCTGCAGCAGCGCGAGCGCGCTGTAGGGGCGGGCGTAGGTGTAGACGCTCTGCGGGCCGTACATGCCGATCAAATCGATCAGGGCGCCGACCTGCATGGCCTGCACGGTGGCGTCCACCGTGGCCCCGCTCTCCAGCGCGAGTTCGATCGGGGCGTTGATCCGCGCCGACTCGTAGAGATCCGTCCCCTTGTGGAAGACGGAGATCTGCGCGCCCTGCGGCAGGTTCAGGTTCTGGCCGGCAATGGTGACGCTCGGCTTCGATGCGGTCTTGGACATAACGGTTCCTCTCAGTGCGTGGCGGTGGGCGGGGCGAGCGGCTGCATGAAGCGCCGCGCGGAATCGGAGAGCTGGCTGACGCGCTCCGCCGACAGCGCGATGCCGCGCAGCGCGCCGGGGGCGACCTGGGCCGGCGAGTTCGTCATGCTGAGCAGGTACATCAGCGTGATCTCGAACACGTCGGCGGCGGCGATGCCGGCGGCGGGCTGAAACACGCTGCCGGGCGCATTCTCGACCGTCGGCATCGCGGTGTCCTGGGGGGCGGCCGCGGAGGCGGGCGGCGCGGTCTCGGCGACCGGGGCCGAGCGGTCGATCGGCGGCTTGCCGTTGGGACGGGTCATGCTCTCTCCTTGGTGCTGGGGGAGGGGTGATCAGGCGATCAGCGCGCGCGTCGCACGCCGGCCCTCCACAAGGCCCCGTTGGTGTGCAGCGATGCGTTCTGCTGCTCGTGGAAGACGCGCACCATCTCGGCGCGCATCGCCTTCATAGTGGCGTCGACGTGCGCCTGATCGGTCGCCGGATCGCCCGTGGCGCCCTGCATGGTGATGTTGATGTCGCCGAAGCTCGGACCGGTGCTGGCACCGGACGCGAAGGCGGATCGGCTCGGCGTGGTGAAGGACTCGGGCATCACGATGCCGCCGTCGGCGTAGCCGCGCAGACCGCCGCTCCGACGCAGCACTTCGACCGCGGCCACGCCGCCGTGGCGTGCGACGTCGGCCTGCGAGAACACGACCTCGCCGCGGTGGACGAGGCCGGCGACGTCGTAGCGCTCGCCCGGGCCGGTGTAGCCGCCGCCAGAGAAACCGAAAAACGACTTCAGGGAGGTCATGAAGCCGGCAGCGCCAGTGACCGGCCCGCTGCTGCTGCCGCTGCCGATCAGCGAGTTGAAGCCACTGGAGATTGCGCTGTCGAGCGCCTTCGATAGCAACCGGTCGGCCGCATTTCCGAATGCGTTCGACAGGGCCGAGGCCGCATCACCCGTCCGACGGAACTCCGACACGATGGACGTGGCACCGTCGACGATCATGCCCTTCGTCTCAGTGAGACCAAGCGTGTCACGCGTCCGCCCAATGGTGGCGACCGCCTCTGCAGAGGTCGTGTCACCGAACCGGGCCCGGGCTGTGGCGTAGGCCTGCTGATCGATGCGATCCCGCCCGAGCTGATCGCGAGCGAACTCGTCGTCCCGGGTGAACTGGACGAGGCGGGTCGCGCGGGATGCCTGCTCCGCCGACATGGCGAAGCCTTCCAGGCTCTTGCGCAGGGCCTCGCTGGGTCGAACGCCGCGGGCGAGCATGTCCTGATAGAGGTCGGCCGCGCGGGTCGAGGCTTCCAGCTGTGCGCCGTTGCGGCCGTAGAGTTCGGTGTTGCGACGAAGCGCATCCTGGCCGCGCTCGACGGCCTGGGTCTGAGCGTCGAGGTCGCGGGCCACACCGAGCGTGGATGCGTCGCCGAGCGTCCCCGCCCGACGCATGACGTCGATGCCGTAGCCTGGGCCGGTGCCGTAGCCGTCGAGTGCCTTAATCTGGTCGCCGCCAGCCCAGCGCTGGCGCAGGCTCAGGTAGGCTGCAGCGCCCATCACCTGCGTGTCGACGTTGTACTTGTCGAAGCCCTCCATACCTGGGATGCCCCGGATGTCCTTCTCTGCGGCATCCGTGATCTGGCCGCGTCCCCATGCCGTCGTGGCGGGACGGCCGTCGCGGCCCAACACCCGAGTGGGGCCGGTATTCCAGAACCCTCCTTCCTTCTCCAGCAACCCTGCCAGCATGGCGCTATCGACGGTCGGGAAGCGCTGCGAGGCCGCGAGGATCTGAGCCTGCAGATCGGCCGAGGCCCGCGAAAAGGCCCCGCCACGCTGGACCTGCTCCAGCGACTGCGTGCGGGTAAGGGTGTCGAGTTCCTTCTGCCGCGCCTGCTCGATGCCGGCGCGATCTGCCTCTTTTGCGTCGCGCAGCTTGTCGTCGAACTCCTTGTTGATCTGTGCGGCCGAGCGCCCGAAGGGCGTCGCGCCGACGTTCCGGGCGTTGAAGTCCGCCGTCCGGTTGAGGGCCGCGACCGCCCGGCTGCCGAACTGGTCGATGTCCTCGACGAGGTTCCGGACCTGCGTGCCGACATCGCCGAACGCGCGCTTCACCGCCTCGATCTGCTCCGGGGTGAGGCCGAACCGGATCGGGTCCATGAGCGCCCGGCGCAGGAGCATGCCCTCGTCGGTGAGCTTCTTCAGCTCAGCGCGATCCGGATCGAGAGAACGGACGAGGCTGCCCACCTCGACGGACCGACGGGCGCGCTGGACCTGCTCGGACACCGCGTCGCGCGCGCCGACCCGCTTTTCCAGTTCGGCGACCTGCTGCTCGTATGTGGCGATGCGGGGATCGAGAATCGCCTGCCGGTAGAAGGAATTGGCGCCCTCCGCATCCTTCCGGGCCTCGGCCAGCGCGTCGCGCGCCGTCTTCAGGCGCGTGTCGAGATCGCCGCCGGTGACGGCGCGATCGACGACGCGACCAAGGTCGTCCCACCGGTTGCTGAGCCATTCCGTGGCCCGGCCCCACCCGGTCGTTGCTTCCGCCAGCCCGCGGGTGCTGTCGCGGACCGTGTCGAGGAGACGCCGCTGCGCGCCGAGCCGGTCGCCCTGCGCGTCCATCCGGCGGATGCTCTCGGCCTGGGCATCGGTGAGCAGGCCATAGCGCTGCGCGAGATCGGTCGCACCGCGGGAGACATCGCCGAGAGCAGCCGCCAGCTCGGTCGCGCCCTCGGAGCGGTCAACGCCGAGGAACTTGGCGAAGTCGGGGGTCGCGCTGACCGCGCCACCGAGCAGGCTCGGGTCGATACGGCCGGTGCCGGCATAGGTCGCCGCGATCTCGCGCGCGGACCGGCGACTCATGCCGCCCGCTCGGGCCTGTCCTTCTGCCAGCGCGTTGATCTCGGTGAGCGTCGTCCCCGACGCACGCCCGACACCGGTCAGAGCTTTCTCGACCTCGGACTGGCTGTTCCGGTAGGAGATCAGGGCGGCGACGCCCAGGCCGGCGGTGGCGATGAGGCCGCCGATTCCTGCACCCACCACGCCGATCCGCGCGGCGAACCCGGCGGCTGCTTCGCCCGCCTGACCGAGCGCACCCTTGACGCTGGCGCCGCCAGGACCCGCGAAGATCTGTGCGATCTGCGGGCCTTGCTGCATCGCGATCATGCCGAGCGGCGAGCCTGACCCGAGCTGAGCGACCACGTCACCGCCCTGGTACATCAGGTTGGTGACCTCGTCGGACCGGAGACGGCGTGCGACGTTCTGATTGGCCGCCTCCGGCACGTTGCCGAGCGAGCCCAGGCGGCGGCCGGCCTCAATGTTGGCGAGCTGCGATGCGCCCGCCGTGCCGAGGTCGCGCCATCCGGCCACCGTGTTGCGGATGACGGTGGTGCGGGCCTCGGCCGTGCGCCGCAGCGCCTCCGTCTCGCTGCGGTAGGCCTCCTCGAACGCTGCCGCCGACGCGCGAGCTGCACCAACCTGCGCATCGCGCACGCCGAGGAGCGTGTTGATGCTGGCCTGCGACGTGCGCGCGTTCTGCTCCTGCCGCGCGGCCCGGATCTGATCCTGGCGCGCCAGTTCGGCCTCGAACACCGAGGCGGAATCGCGGGCCGATCCGGCGGAGCCCGCGCCGACGCCGAGGAGGGCGTTGACGTTGCTCTGCGCCCGCGCCTGTGCCTCCGCCTCCCGCGCGGCCTGTGCGAGGCGCTGGAACTTCGCCGTCTGCCGATCGGTGGCGGCAGCGGCCTGATCAGCCGCCGCGCCGACCTTTTGAAAAGCAGCTTGCCCGGCGTTGCCAGTGTCGTCGAAGACACGCTTCAGCTCCGGGCCGCCCTCGACGCCGAGGCGGATCGCGATGTTATTCGCCATCGTCAGCGCTCTCCCGGTAGGCCTTCACGATCACCGGCTCGACTGACGCCAGCACGTCGGCGAGCAGGGCTGTGCCTGCACCCATCGCGTCCGCCATCATCAGGATCGCCCCGTAGTCGAGGGCGTAGGGGCCGCCGAAGGCAGCCCGGACCTGCCCGCCGCAGCGACGGATCACTGCCCAGGCCACGATGCCCTCGTCGGTCTCAGCCGCATGCACGGCATAGGGGCACTCGGGGCAGGCTATGCCGCAGGCGTCGCAGTATTCGGCGCCTCCGCCGAAGTGCCATCGGGCGAGTTCGAGGATTCGTTTTTTTCCTGGTCCCGCCGCAGGGCCGGAGCAACGTAGAGGGCGTCGAGAGCGTCGTAGGCGGCCCAATGGTCGAGCAGCGCGTCAATCGCGTCCGGGGTCACGGCGACGGCCTCGCCCGCGGCGTCGCCAACGCCCTCCCACGCCACGATACCGCGCTGCGCGAGTTCGCGTACCATCGCCATGCCGGCGCGGATCGTTACGTCGGTCTGGTCCTCGTCGCGGTAGACCTTGCCGACAGCCTCGCGGGCGACGAGCATGGCAGCGACCGTGATCGGACGAACCTGAACGCGCACGCCTGGAACGAGATCGAGCCAGAACGGTTCGGTTGGTACAGTTGCAAGCTTCAGCATGATTGCTCCTGATGATTGTCTAGTGAGTGAGGCGCGCCAATAGCCAGTATTATGGCAAATATCTTTGCGTCAATATTTGATATATTCAACCGATCATTGCCTGTCTTATTGTCGCTCTGAAAGAAACTGTCTGTTGTATAGAAGCAATAGCAACGCTCAATCGCGCGCCCTATGCATCTGTCCGTTGGGGAGGATGCAATGTTGATTCGATACGTCGTAGGGATGGCGTTGTGCGGCGCGCTCGGGGGATGCGCCACATCTAATATCCAGCCAATGGCTAGGGACACTTTCAAAGTTTCTACGTATGCAGCTCCGGCCTGCGGGGCGACGGGAGCTAGGCAACTTGCCTATAAAATTACTTCTGTCGAAGTCATAAAGCGAGGAGGCGACCGCTTTGTGATTGTTGGGGATCAATCCGGGGATAGTTTTAGCTATTGGAGCAACAATTTCAACCAGGGAATTGTTGCGCGAATGATCCCGCAAGGAAGCCCTGAATTTGCAAATGCGCTTTCTGCTAGAGAAGAGCTTGGCCCGAATTGGCAAGAAATCGTGAATCGTGGAGCGCCGGTCACCTGTACGTGACCGTTTGATTATTCTGTAGGGTGGGTTAGAGGGGCCACCCTACAGCTTCGACTAGTAACTCGTCACGTTGTTGCGCAGCGTGGCGATGACGGTCTTGCCGGTGACCGTGTCCTTGGCCGCCTGCCAGTTGAAGGTGGCCTGCACGCCGTTCGGCCCCGTCACCGGGGTCTTGGCGCGCGGCAGGTAGACCGCCGGCACCCGGAACACGAGCGAGCGCGTCTCGTCGGTGACCCAGCCGAAGGTGAGTTCGACCGGCGCGCCTGAGGTCGCCTGATCCAGCAGCGTCGTGTTCGCGAACCGGGTGGTGATCGAGCCGGACATCATCACCATGCCGGGGTCGGCATCCTCGATCCGGCCATCTGCGCGGATCGTCTCCACCTTCTCCAGTTGGTTCGAGTAGGTGAAGTCGGCCGCGGTGACCGAGGCCAGGGCAGTGCCGGCGCGAGTGATCGCCCCCTGGAACGGCGAGAACCGCTCGATCGCCGCCTCGGTCGGCGTGCCGGCGCCCGACGTGGCGTCCTTCACCTCGCCCTGGGCGATCAGTCCGAGCGTCGCGGAGAGCAGGCCCGAACGCTGCATCTGCACGCGCATCGTGTTGCCGCGGACGCCGAAGTTCTTCCCGTAGCTCGGCACTTCCGGCAGGCCGACTTCGACCGTCATCGACGGCAGGCTGACCGCGCCCGAGGAGAACACGTGCTCCTGCGCGCCGGCCACGGTCGCGGTCGCGGGTGCGCCCATGAACAGCTTGAGCCACTGCCCGAAGTTGCGCAGGTCGAGCGGCACGACCACGTCGCCGTCGTTGTTGATGACGTCGCGCGAGGGCGGCAGGGCCTCGCGGCCGTAGCCGAGGAGGTCGGATCCGATCAGGCCCTGCTCCTCGCCGAGGTTCGACGAGACGAAGGGCAGCTTCATGTAGCCGGTGCTTGGCCGGGTTCCGTAGGTGGCCTCGAATGCAGCCGCCATGATGGCGTTCGAGCCGCGCGCGCGTCCCATGGGTCTCTCCTCTGGCGGTGTGATTCAGTTCAGGGGATCGGTCGTGCCGTAGACGGCCACGATGGTGATGAGCCCGTAGCGCGAGGTCGGCGCGCCCTCGGAGGTCAGGCCCTCGGTCTGGGCAGCGGTGACCATCAGGTAGTCGCAGAGCCCGCCGAGCGTGCGGTCAGCCGCGACGGCGGTGCCGATCGCCTGCATCATGGTGTCGAGGCGGGCCTCGGCGGTCTGCGTCCGGCTCTTGTTCGCGGCGACGTCGACCGGGATCTGGTGCTCGTAGATCCACGTGGTCGGGTTCAGCGTCACCTCGGGCTCCCCCGGGTCGCCGTCCTCGATGTTGATCTGGCCGCCCGTCGGGATGGTCTGCGGCTTTTCCTCGTTGCGGTAGTGCGTCGCCTTCGGCAGGGCCGCCTTCACGAGATCGACCACCGCCTGGATCACCTGCTCGCGCTTGCTCGGCATCAGGCCTCCCAATGCGCCGCGATGGCGCCCGGCACGCGGTCGGCCCAGCGCTTGGCGGTCGCCTCAATGTCGAGCCGCTTCCGGAGCTTCACCTGCCGGACCAGCACGAAGATCACGACGAAGGACCGGCCCTTGTCCGGCCCCGCCTCCTTGATCGGGCGGAAGGATTTCCGGCCCTGGTAGCGGGCGGGCTGCCGCCGGTAGAACGCGTCCGCCACAAGCACGCCGCCGCCGTTCTTGCTCGGGACGAACCGCAGCTTCACGCCGGTCTCGCGCTCCCATGCGGCGGGTGTCAGCGTGTTGCCGGTCGAGCCCTTGGAGCGGCGCTTCGAGATCTGCCGCACGCCCGCCTCGGGGGTCGGGATCGCCAGGAAGCGGCGGTTGCGGGCGGTGATGGTGACGCCGCGGTCGAAGGCGTCGATCAGCTTCGGGGCGTTGCTGGAGACGTAAGCCGCAGCCTCGGTGCTCTCGCCCGTCCGCGGAAAGGTCTGGCCGCGCCACGTGTTGGCGAGGCGTTGGCCGAGGCCGGATTCGCGCACGTCGGCGCGCAGATCCTCCTTCAGGCCGTCGGTGATTTCGCGCATGCCGGCGGTGACCGAGCGCGCGATCTGCTCCTCGCTGCCCTTCAGCGCCGCGCGCGGATCGGCGGCAGTGGTCTTGAACCTCACGGCCCGTCGTCCGGATCGTCGGGGGCGAGCGGCGAGACCCCGCAGGTACGCACCAGCCGGCGCATGTCGATGCGGGCGAGGCTCGTCACCTCGACGGTCTCGGCGAGCGAGCCCGTCTCGTCGAGGATGTCGACCTGATCGCCGACGGTCGGGAAGGACACCTCGGAAAGCCGCACCGAGATCAGCATGGCGTCGAGGTCGTAGCGCTGATCGCCGAGGCCGACGATGGCCTCGGGCGACAGGCGCAGGATGCGAACGGGCAGACCGGGACCGGTGCCGCCCGAACGCCAGATGGCGTCCGCGCCGTGGTTCGGATCCTCGAACGTGGCGTCAAGCGCCATCGCGAAGGCGCTCATCAGGCCGCGCGCAGCGCCTTGATGATGTCGGCCTTGGTCTTGGCCTCGCCGATGTCGACACCGCGCTCCTTGGCGAGCGCTTCGAGTTCGGCCTTGGTCTTGTCGTCGAGGTCGTCGTCGGGCTTGTCGCCCTGCTCCTCGGCCGGCTTCTCGGACCCGGAACCGCCGGCATCCGCGACCTCATGCGTGCCGGCGCGAAGCGCGGCCTGCGCCTCGTCCCAGCCCATGGTGATGACCGGGCCGGTCTTCTTCCCCTTCTCGCGCAGTCGCATGGCGCTGCTCCCTGATGCTGCGGCCCGCGGCGCGGGCGCTCATGTGACGGGTGAGCCCGCCAGCGGGATGCCGGCGGGCGGGCTCGATCAGTTCGTGGTGCCGCGGACCAGCAGGACCGGGCGCTTCACCAGCGGAAGCGGGTTCGACTCGGTGTGGATGTCCATGCCCTTGCCGAAGCGCTTCGGTTCGAGCGGGGCCACGAACACCTCGGCGCTGCCGACGTCGGGCGCCTGGTTGACCTCGGACCAGAAGTCCGGGGGCGACCAGTAGTTGACGAAGGTGTCGGAGGTGCCGAGCGGGAAGAACCGCGCCTCGCCGGCCGGGATGAACCGTTCCGGCGCGGTGCGGGTGCCGTCTTCCTGCAGGTACGAGGCGGCGCCCCGGTATTCCTCGAAGGTGATGCCGCCGAAGGTGAAGCCCTTGCGGACGTCCTCGCGTAGGATCTGCGGGCCGGACTGGTAGTACTTGAAGGCCTCCTTCACCGACGCGTGCGTGGTGAACTTGCGGAACCACTCGGGGGAGCACAGCGCGTGCACGCCCGTCATGGTCTCGCCGAGGAGGTTGTCCTCCATGTGCCCGGTCACGTCCTGACACTTGCCGAGCACGTCGGTGTTGCTGGTGCCGAGCGCGAAGTCGATCACCTTCTCGGTCACGCCGAACTCGGTGAAGTAGTTCACGATCGGCGAGCCGTCGTAGTCGCGCACGATACCCTTGAGTGCCCCCATGCGGAGGTTTTCCAGGGTGATGGCGTGCTTGCGCCGCATGGTGATGAGCTTGCGGTTGAGGAAGCCCAGCACCGTTTCCAGGCCGGCCGAGCCCTGCGGGCTGAGCGCGAGCATGTTCTGGACGTCGCTCGCCAGCACGCTGTCCTCGTGCGGGATGTGCGGCACGACGAAGCCCTTCGGCTTCTGCCGCCCGCGGGTGCCGAGCGAGGCCGGGCCGCCGCGGGGGCGGGTCGGCAGCAGGTTCAGCACGCCGTCCTCGATGATGACGGTCACGTTGGTGGTGGGGATCGGCTCGGGCCGGAACAGCCCGAGCGCGTTGATGCGGCCGTAGCTGTTCGGCACGATGGTGATGGTGCCGGTCAGCGACGCGGCGCTGAACGCATCCTGGCTGAAGATGTCGAGAATGGTCGCGACCATCGGTTAAGCTCCCTGGCGGACGATGATGCCCGCCGCGGCAAGCTGGCCGTTGGCCGCCGCGCGCTTCGTCGCATCGTTGATGGAGGCCCCGTAGGTGAGGCCGGCGTGGCTGACGGTGGCGCGTCGCGAGACGATGACCGCCTTGGCGTCGGCGCTGGTCGCGTCGACGGGGAAGACGAGGACCGCGACGGCGGTCTGCGAGCCATCCGAGCCGCTGGCGGCAGCCGGAACGTACTTCGCCCCGACCTTTGCCAGCACGGTGCCGGAGACGAGCTTGCCGGAGCCGGTGGCGATGATCGCGGTATCCCGCGAGGCGTAGGCGTCGGCCTCGGCCTTGAGCCAGTCCGAGGCGACGATGGCGGTTTCGAGCAGGGCCATGGATCAGGCCTCCTTCTTGAGGCCGGCCCGCGCGATCTCGCGCTCCATGCTGGCCCTGGCTGCGGGAGCGCCGGCATTGCCCTGCGGCGCGGGGACGTGGCTGGAGATCGAGGTCTTGTCCTCGGCCGCCACGAGCTTGTCGAAGAGCGCCGTGCGGATCTGCTCGACGGTCTTGCCCTCGGCGAGCATCGACGCGGCCAGATCCTCGGGGATGCTCGGATCCTTGGCGCGGGCGAGCGCCACGAGGTTCTTGGCCTCGCCGGCCGCCGCGATGCGCTTCTTGGCATCCTCGACGGACACGCCCTCGGTGAGCAGCGTGGCGGTCATGCCGGGCACGCCGCCATCGGCGCAGAGCCGGGCGATCTCGCCGGCATCGGCGCGGGAGATCGTGGTGCTGGCGTCCACGGTGTTCTTGCCCTCGCCGGCCGAGATCTCGCCGTCGAGGCGGGTGACCTCGGCGGACGCGGCCTCGAAGTCGCGGGATTCGTCGTCGGTCATCGAACGGCCGCGCGCGGCGGCGACCAGTTCGGACATGCGGGCGGAGGCCTTCGCGCGATCACGGCGAAGGGCTGCCAGATCGGCGGCCATGGTGTCGTCCTTCGGTGAATGGCGCGGAGCGCCGGGTTACCGGCTCGGTGGCCGGATCGGTTTGGCGTCAGCCCCGCGCCGCACGGGCCCGGCGCTCGGCCGAGGCGGTGCGGGTCAGGTCGATGAGGCTGCGCTCGTAGGTCTGGACGCGGTCGGCCATGCCGGCGGCGACCGCATCGGCCCCGACCTTCACGCCGCCGCGGCCGAAGTCGTTCTGCACGCGGGCCGGGGTCGTCTTCCGGCCGCGGGCGACGTCGGCGATGAACTGCGTCTCAATCGCGTCGAGGAGGGTCCGGATCTCGGCCGCGCCCTCATCGGTCTGCGGGTCGGGCCGCTTGTTCGGCGCGCTCGACGAGACGATCTCGATCGACAGCGTGCCGGAGGCGTCCGGCTCGACCTGCTTCGGCACCGCCGCCACCACGCCGATCGAGCCGACGATGCCGGTCTTCTCGACGGCGAGTTCGCCCGCGGCCGAGGCGAGCCAGTAGGCGGCGGAGGCGCAGGTGCCGGTGACGTGCGCCAGGACGCGCTTGCGCCCGCGCATGGCGTAGATCTGGTCGGCGAGCGCGTTGATGCCGGTCGGCGAGCCGCCGGGCGAATCCACCATCAGCAGCACCGCGCCGACGTCGGCGCTGTCCCGGGCCAGCAGGAGATCGCGCGACAGCATCGCCGCCGAGGTGCCCGTACCGGACATCTCGGTCATGAGGTTGGCCCGCGGGAAGATCGGGCCAACCACCGGGATGATCGCCACGCCCTCGCGGGTGAGCATGGCGTAGCGCGCGCCCTCAAGCCGCTGCGCGGTCGGGCCGGCCGCGGCGGCGAGGTCGAGCCGGAACCAGTCCTCACCCTCGGCGGAGCGGCGATCGGCGCGCCCGTCGCGGTCGAGGCTCGCGAGCGAGGCCATGAAGTGCAGGTAGTCGGGACGGATCGCCCACGGCTCGGCCGTCAGGGCGCGCAGCGCGCTCGTCATTGCGGCTCCTTCGGATCGTTGGGCCGGGGCGGGTCGTCGGGTTGCGCGGGCGCGGCGGCGGCCGGCGCTTTCTCGGCCTTGCGCCCGTCCGAGGTGTAGGAGAGCTTGAGGTCGTCGGCCCGGGCGTTGTCGGCCGCGTTCTCGGCATCGACCTGCTCGACGTCGTAGCCGGCCCGGGCGACGACGCGGGTGCGCGTCGAGAAGCCCGCCTGGACCTCCTTCATCTTGCCTTCGACGTCCTGCACCGGGTGGATGTAGGACCACGCCTGCGGCACCCACTCGACCGCATAAGCCTGCTGCCGGGTCATGCCGGCCGGCAATTTCAGCGCGCCGGAGAGCAGGGCGAGGTCGATCCAGCGGCGCCAGATCGGCCGGCAAAGCTGGAACACGACGAGGTGGTGCTGCCATCGCTCGACGGAGCGGCGGAAGTCGTTGAGCGCCGCGCGCAGCGTGCGGTCGTCCATCTGGCTGTAGTCGCCGCTCAGCACCTCGTAGAGCAGCCCCACCGCCGCGGCGACGCTGCGCTTGGCCTCGCGCACGAAGGGTTCGAAGTTCGTGCCGACATCGGCCGGCTCGCACATCTCGACGTCTTCGCCCTCGGCGAGCACCTGCACCGTGCCGGGCTCCATCTCGATAGCAGCCACACCGTCGTCGTCGGCCGGATCGGAGCCCATCGGCCCGCCGCCCGGCTCGCCCTCGCCCTCCGCGTCGAAGCTTTTCTTGATGAAGGCGACGAGGCGGGCGGCGTTCTTCTTCCGCACCAGCTCGGCGTCGAAATACTGGTCGAGGTCGTAGAGGGTGCGCAGCGCCCGCGCGAGCCAGGGCTCGCCGCGGTCCTGCCCGGGGCGCCGTGCTCGGTAGAGGTGGCAGATGTCGCCAGCCGGCACGAGGGTTTCCTCGAAGCCCGCGCCGGTGATGGCGCCATCACCGGGATGCTCGCGCCGAAGCCAATAGCCGGTGCGCGCGCCGATCGCGCTGAACTGGATGCCCTGACGGACGCGGTTGGTCTGATCCGTCTTCAGATGATCGCAGTGGTCCCCTTCCAGAACCTGCAACTGGAGCGGCACGGTGAGACCGTCGGACAGGAGCCGGGTGCGCAGGCGGGTGAAGCTCTCGCCGCCTTCGACCATGCCGGTCACCGCGATGGCCTGCAGTCCGTAGAAATCGTGCGCCCCGGTCGAATCTGCCTCGTCGGTCCAGGCTAGGAACAGCTCCTGCAGGGCAGCGCGGAACGCGGCATCCTCCTGCTTGACCCGCTTCGCCTGCTCCTCGCTCAGGCCCGCGACCGGGCGGGCAGCGATCGAGCGCGGGACGATCCCGGTGCCGATGATGTTGTCGACGAGCTTGTCGACGGCCGCCCCGGCGAAGGCGTTCTTCCGACTGAGGTCGCGCGATTTCCGCCGCAGCTCGTCGAGCGCATAGGTGATCGCGGCGTTTGGCCCCCACGATCCGACCCGCCAAGATTTCGAGCGTCGGCCGGTGCCCCCGGCCACCTCGTAGGGAGTCGTCTCGACCGCGCTTGCGCCGCCCGACAGGTCGGTCATCGCCATCGGTGCGACGACCTCGCCCGTACCCTTCACCCTCAGCCGGGTCTGGAACGTTCCGGCCATCGATCAGAACCCGCTGGTGCCGATCAGGGAGATGCGGTTCGTGCGCCGCCGCTGCGTGCCAGACAGCTTCGCGTCGGCGGCGTTGATGCGGCCGACGAGGTCGCGACGCGCTTGCTGCATCTCGACATAGCTCCGATAGGTCGTGCGCCCGCCGTTGTCGGCCTGCTCGACGGTCAGGACGCCGCTCGCCATGGCGCGGTCGAGGCTGGCGAGTTGCACGCGCAGCTTCGCAAGATCCTGTGGGGTCGTGTCGGCCATCACCACCTCGCCGGCCCTTTGCGGGCCACGCTGCGCCGGGTGCGGCGCTTCATGTTGCGGTCTGCCAGCGAGTTCGCGACCACGGCCGGCGGCGGGGTCTCTAGCGGCAGTGGCGCCGTCTTCCGCTCAATGCCGAGCGCGTCTTCCAGGCCGTGCCACTGCGTCTCGCGCCACCGGTCCCACCCGCGGAAAGCGGCGAGGCCGCGGGCGTAGTTCGCGCAGTCCAGCCACTCGTTGCGGCGCCCGCCGATCGGCACCCATTCCCGCCGGGTCTTTCCCCGGCTGAGGCTGACCACCAGTTCCTCGGCGGTGAGCTGCTGCACGCCGTCCTCGGACACGTCCCGCGGGAGGTGAACGAAGCCGGCCGGGAACGCCGCGCCGGCAGCGGGGCGCTGCAGGCCGAGGCAGTTCATCAGTTCCTGCTTGGCGAGCGAGACGCCGATGCGGACCGTCTTCAGGCCGCGCCGGATCTTCCTGCCCCGCGGGTTCGCGTCCTTGTTGCCGACGCCGAGATAGATGTTCGAGTAGCTGTCCTGGCCGTCGATGGCGTGGACGTTGCCGCGGCCGGCCTGGGACCGGACGAAGTTGTAGACCACGTCGGTGAAGGCGCTCGAATCGATGCCCCAATCCCGCACCGCCATCTCGACGCCGCTGGCGTGCTCCCAGGTCTCGTCGAACATGGTCACCAGTTCGGCCCAGACGGCGGGCCGGGCGGTGTCGCCGGTGAGCACCCGGTGCTCGACCAGCCAGCGCTCGCGGTTGCGCCCGAAGCCCCAGACCGAGACTTCGAGGCGATCCTTCTGCACGTCGACACCGGCGAACAGGATCAGCGCGCCGTGCGAAACCGTGCCGGACAGGTAGTCGTCGCGCCGGGCGTAGACGTCCTTCCACTCGGGGGCGTCGACGCCCTCCCTCCACGTGCGGGCGAGCTGCGTGTTGAAGAAGGTCCGCAACGCTTCCGGCCCCCGTCGCAGCGCCCGCGCGAACTTCGCGACCGTCTCCTTGATCGTCTGCTTCGGCGCGTAGAGCTTGGACGCCTGTCCGCCCGCGTGTTCGTTCGACACCGCCTGGGCGCCGCAGCACCGGCACAGCGCCCGCCGCACCCCGTGCGCCAGCGGCGCCCACTGCTCCGGCACCTGCTTCTCTCCGCAGCAGGCGAACGGCTTGGTCTGCCGCCACTCGATCCGGCGAAGCGCCACGAGCCGCTGTGCCGGGCTCCACGGCTTCTCGCAGGCCACGCACTCGTACCGGGCGCTCGCGGCGATGATCTTGCCGTCGTCGTCCTTGTCGAACTTGACCTGCTCCCACTCCATCGGCTGCCAGGCCGAGCAGTGCGGGCAGGAGACGAAAGCCTTGCGCTGGTCGCTCTCCTCGTAGCTCGTCTCGATCGCCGAGCGCCCCGCGACGGTCGGCGAGCAGGCGAGCACGGTCAGACTGTTGGCCTTGAACTCGGCCTGCCGCTCCTCGGCGAGATCGATCGGCGGGCCCTCACCGCCGGCCGAGAGCGGGTACTTGTCGATCTCGTCGCACACCAAGAGCCGGATCGGCCGCATGGCGAGGTTGGTCGGGCTGTTCGCTCCGACGAGCGTGATGTGCCCGCCGGGGAACTGCTTGTGCGTCAGCGTCGCGCCGGCATCCCGCGACTTAGCCTCACCGAACAGTTCGAGGAGCTTCTTCGAATCCCGGATCATCGGCGCGAGCCGGTCCTTCGAGAAGGTCTCGGCCGCGTCGTCCTTCGGCAGCACCGCCAGGATCGGGCAGGGATCGAGGTGGATGAACCGGCCGAGGATGTTCTCGATGACCGTGGTCTTCAGGAGCTGCGTGCAGGCCATCAGCGTGATCTTGCTGACGCCCGGTTCCGTCGCCCAGAGCATCGGCCCGCGCGCCACCTCCACCTTGGCGGTGATGAACTTGCCGCCGTTCGAGCTTTCCTTGCTCAGCTTCCGGAAGTTCTCGGCCCAATCCACCACGTCGAGGTTCGGCGGTGGGGTCAGACCCTTACGCCACGAACGCCTAAGGCTGGCTGTGTCGAGATAGGTCGAGGTCGGAGGGCTCACCGAGTTCGGTGAGGAGCTGGTTGACATAGGCGGCTAAGACCTGGGTCAGCTCGCGAGCATCGATCTTGAGTTCATCGGCCATCTCGATCGACACGCGGGCCGGCCAAGCGATCAGCGCGTCGCGGATGGCTCGGGCCTCCTCGAAGAATGCGGCTTCCGCAGCGGGCCGATCGACGAGGGCCTTCTGCTTCACCCCGTGATCCTGTTTCCGCAGCAGGCCGAGGTAGTTCTCCTTGCGCTGGAGCGCGAGGTTCGGCGGCAGGTTCGGGTCGTCCCAATCGATCTCGACCGGATCGGACCCGGCCTCATCGTTCACCGGTTGCGGCGCAGGCGGAGCCGGGCGCGGCGCGGCGGCGGGGCGGGCAGGCTTCCCAACCGGCTCATCGTCGCGCGGAATGGCCCGCACCGGTCGATGCGTGGTGCCGCCGCGGTAGCTCGCCGGTCGCTGGTCGAGGTTCCATTCGGTGGCGTCGACGTCGACCTTGCCGGCATCGGTCAGCGAGAGGAGGCCCTGCCCCTTCCACTTCGTGACGATCGCCTTCGACACGCCGCGGTGCCGGGCGAACTCGGCTTGGCTCATCACCGTCGGCAAGCGTTCACCCCTGCGTTCACCGTTCACCGTTCACGGGTTTTCGGACCCTGGCGCTAGAAATGAACGGGGCCCCGACCACCCGTATAGGTTCGGGGCCTCCAGGGGCCCTGACGGTCGAGGGTGGGTCAGTCCCCACCGCCCCCGCCGCCGCTGTCCCCACCGGAGCAGGACGACCCGCTGTCCGAGTAGGACGACAAGGGGGTGCAGCTCTCGAAGGACGAGTAGTCCGACCCGCCATTGCTGGGCGAGATCGGACTGAGAGGGCTCAGCACCATGCCCGAGGGCGACGCCGGGTTCATCGGGCTGTCGTCCCATGCCGACCGGGACGAGGCCGACCGAGGCGAGCCAGAGGTGCCGAGGAGGCGAGCGCGACGCAGGCGGCACTCCTGTTCCTCGCGGCGCCGCCGCTCCTCTGCGCGACGCTTGAAGCCGAAGATGTCAGGCAGGCCCATCGATCGACCTCATGGTGAAATGGTTGCGGCGGTCGGATTCGAACCGACGACCTTCAGGTTATGAGCCTGACGAGCTACCGGGCTGCTCTACGCCACGTCATGCACCCTGCCGCCGAGGCACAAGCCTCCATCGCAGGGAAGCGGATCCGCCCAGGTAGAGGGCTGTCCGTCCCCGCCGCGGCTCGCACACGCAACCCCGAAGGGGAGACAAGCGGCGGCTGAAAAGGTGCGCGCGCATATTACACGATCGCCACGTCCGCAAGCCCCACTTCTACAGGTGTCGTGCGGCCGAAGATGCTGACGGCGACCTTCAGCCGATCGCCGGGCAGGATCGCGTCCACGGTGCCGGGGAAGCTCGCGAAGGGGCCGGCTCGCACGATGACGCTCGACCCCTCCGCGACGCTCAGCGGCGCCACGATTTCGCCGGTCACCACCGCATCGACGAACCTCTGCAGCGCCTCCGGGTCGAGGCGGACAGGGTGCATCACCATGCCGGCGATGTTGCCCGGCGGACCGGTGTCTGGCTCCGGACGGCTGACGATCTCGGCCACGCCGACCGCGTTGCGGGCTTCGTCGAGATGCGGGGCATCCCGCACGCCGATGAACACGGTCCGCATCAGCAGCTGGGCGTGACGGACCACGCGTCGCCCACGCCGCACCACGACCTCGGAGGTGCGGGGCTGAAACATGTCGACCTCGGCGGCCTTGAGCGCCTGGATCGCCCGGTCACCCATGCGGGGGAGGGTGCGGGCGATGTACCAGCGCAGGTCCGAGTTCAGCCGGCGCGGCTCCAGATCGTAGACGGGATCGGCCGCGGATCGGGGTTCCGGCTTCGTCGGCGCGATAGGCGAGGGGTGCAGGGCTCGGCGTTCGGTGCGGGCACGCCGCTGCTCGCGCAGACGGCGCTTCTTGGACTTAGCAGGGCGAGACAGGGTGGATCTCCGTGGCGAGAGATCCGAACCGGGTGGCGACGTGGCGGGGCGATCATATCGCGGCGCTGGCGGCAAGCCCGAGTACCTTTTCACCCGGCGATTTCGCACCCCTATAGAGAACCCCCTCTATGGAAGGGGTCTGGATAGGGAGGGGAGAGAGAAGGCTAGTATATAAAGTAAAAAGTATTTTTTCTTTTATTTTACAATAGGATGCTCTACCCCCAGGCTGGTCCGTGAAAAGATTGTACCCGCGATCACGAACCCCATTCTGCCCCTGCCTGAGCGCTGGGCACAAAGCCAATGCCCTGCGGCAGCCGGGGCAAAAGAACGGCATGTTGCAGCTGCCTCACCTAAAAATGTTGAGGTGTACGCGGGCTCGATTAGGATGACCGGGTCTAGCGCATTCGCAAATTGCAAGTCATTATTCCACTCCCAGAGCGGGAGGATAATGTGCCTTCGAAGCATAATCGCGTGACAGAGGCCGAAGTTGGCTTGGCTGTCCTACAAGTTCTATATTATGAGCCTGATGGAACATCAGATGTTCCAACTATCAAGCACAAGATCACCGAACATCTCAAGCTGTCGGATGATGATCTTGCGCAATCTTTGACACGTGCGAATGAAGAATTATGGGAGCAGCAGGTCAGGAACCAAGTTTCCCATAAGGACACCCCCGGCAATATATTCTGCGAAGGCCTCGCAGAGATACTTGCCAAGGGCACATGGCGTATAACCGACCGTGGCCGGTTACACTTAAAGAACAAGAGACTTGTTTGAGAACTTAGCTTTGTACCCTGGCTTGAGCCACTTCAACTCGGTTGAGCCAGGGGCATCCTTATCCCATACAAACCAGGCATAGGCGGTGGTGCCAGTTCCTTTTTGAACAGCGCCATGAGGATAGAACGTAATCCTCTCACTGAATATCCAAAGCCTGCTAGGTGGATTTTTAGTGAAAATCGTCCTTTGTCGGTTTGCGCCTTCGAGGAAAGCCAGCCTAAGCAGTAGAGCAAATTTTCTATTTGAGTTTCTTATTCCACTGTGAACGAAGCCTTCGGCGCTATTATAGGGCGGATTTGTAATGATGTTGTCGAAGCGCCTGTTGCTGGCCACGAAGTCGTGCCCGGCTTCGCCGAACCCTCGATCGTAGAGGTCTGAGCTAGCAACCTTTGGGTTCACCTGTGTGAGAACTTTTGACATAGCGCCGTTCCCACAGGCGCACTCCCACATGTCGCCTTGAAATTTTTCATTGTCGATCAAAGCATAAGTCGCCCAAGCAGGGGTTGGGAAGAAGTCCGGCCCCTCCAAATCGGCGAAGCGCTTCATGGTCGGCTTGAAGCCGCCATTCAGGTGATAAGTCGCATCCATGGACGAAACATTAATTGAATCAGCAACTTGTGCAACCGCGAACCTGTGGACAAATCGTCGCTGTTCGTGCTTTGTTCTAATATGCTGATGACAAGCGATTTATCGGTTGGACCAGGTGGTCGCTTCTGAATCGAGGCAGGGCAAAAGAAAACCCGCCTTGCAGCGGGTCGAGGTTGGCCACGAAAGGCTGCGGCATCGCTCGCCATCAGGCGGGCGCCTCATCCTCCGCCATGAGCCGATAGGACGTCTTGGGGCGCCCCGCCGTCTTCTCCTCCAGCGCCTCGACCTGCCCGCTGGTCGCGAGATACTTCATCACGCCGTCGAGCTGCCGAGCGTCCATCCGGGCATCGACGCGCCGATACAGCTCGGACCGCGTCATCACGCGGTTGGCCTTGCGCAGGTGGCCGAGCACGAGCTTGGTATTCGCCTGATGGTCGTTCTCGGCCATGTTCTCGCGCAGCCCGGTGACGAACAGCCCAAGCGACCAATCGACGAGCCGGGCCGCGAACCTCATGTCATCCTCGTCGACCACCGCGCCCGCGAGGTCGCTGTCGACATACCGGCCGCACGCTACGACCAGGGCGATCCGCTTCGTCATCTCGGCGCCGCGCACCCACGCCTCGAACAGCGGATCCTTGTCCGCCCGCTCCAGCATCCGCTCGTCCCGCTCGCGGCAGGCGTCATAGATCACCTGGGCCGCGGGGGTCATTTCGATGACCCGCATTTCCGGAGTGCGTACCGGGTCGTGCAGGGTTGCGGTCGCCGCGATGTGGCGCCGCGGATCCGCGCCCGGCGGCGGCGCGTCCTGAAACTCGAAGAGGCGCTTGGCCGCGGCGACGATCGATCCTGGGATCACCTCTTCCGGCAGCATGGGCCGCCGCGCCCGGACCCGCTCGAATCGGGGCAGCACGAGGAAGCGGTTGAGGAAGCCGTTGGCCAGAAGCTTCGCCTTCATGTGCTCATAGAACGAGACGAAGTTCGTGGCGCCGAAGAACGACAGGCACGGGCGGTTGATGAGGATGTCGCCGCGGGTCGTGGTCGAGTTCGGGATGAAGGTCCCCATCCCCCGCCCCCACAGCGTGCAGTAGTCCTGCACCAGCTCGCGTTCCTGCGCGTTGGCGTTCCGGCTGCCCGAGCGGGCCAGCACCTTGTCGACCTCGTCGATGATCTGCACCTGCACCGGGCGCTCCGCCAGCCGCATGGCGAGCGAGGCCGCCGACGAGGACGCGCCCGCATGCAGGCGGTGGCTCGCTGACACGGCGTCGAGGATCTGGCGCATGGCCTCCTGCGGGCGCTCCTTGCCCGCGCCAGTGCCGGCGATCGTCAGCGCGTAGAGATGCGCTCCGGAGCGCGGCACGCCGCAATAGACCCGCCGGCCGATGAGCGTGCCGACGGTCAGCAGCGCCGCCGCCACAGCGAACAGGCGGATCGGCTTCGGGCTCGTCGCCTCAATCCAGTCGGCGATTTCCCCGACGAGGCCGGGCACCTGCAGGTCCGCGACGGGAAAGTCGCGAGGGTCGCCGGCCGTCTCGGCGGCCTCCGGCGCCTGGGGGCGCTCTTCCACAATCTCGCCGGTCTCAGCGTCGAACAGGACGCCGTCGCGCTCCTCGATCTGGCGCGGCTGCAGGTCGAGATCGACACCCTCGCCGAAACCGACCCGCGCCGCCAGCCACTCGAAGGCTTGGTTCAACTCGTCGCCACGGGCGGCCATCACGAGGTCGAGCGGGGTGTAGGGCCGCTCAAGGTCATGGAAGTCGCGGATGCCCTGCGGGTGGATCTTCAGGTTGAGCCCGCGCTTCTCCAGCGGCCGGCCGGTATGCGAGGCGCGCCACGTCGGGACGGCCACATAGCCGCCGCCGCGCCGCCGAAGCCGGTAGAGCCCGAGATCCGGCACCCACGCGCCCAGGTCCGCCATGGCGAGATTGTTGACGCGGCGGTGCGGCGTCTCCTCGCCCTCGGCCGCCTCGCGCCGTGGCGGACGCTCCGGCTCGGGCGCGTAGCCGAACGGCTTCAGCGCCTCGGCAATGCGCTCGCCGATGTCGTCGTCGATCCAGGGCAAATCCTCGGGATCGATCCCGTCCAGGCTCTCCGGGCGCGTCCAGCGATAGGGCTGGCCGGTTTCGGGATGGACCGTCGGCGGGAGCACCGTCTGCTTGCCGGATCCGAGCATGTCGAGCACTCGCGTCGGCCGACCATCGGGACCGGGCAGGTTGAAGGCGCGCGACGGGAAGTTCGGGCTGGCGCGATAGAACAGTGTCTCGCCCTTCTGCCCGGCCTTGCCCGTCATCGATGGCGGCAGCACGGACAGGATCGCGTCGCGGATTTCGGGCACGTCGGTGTCGATGTCGGCCGCGACCACGCCCCGCGAGGCGTTGCCGAGGGCGACGCAGACCCCGCCGTCGGAGGCCGACCATTGCCCGACCTCGATGTCGAGCGGGAGGCGCGCGGCGGCGCGCGCGGCCCAATCGTCCATCCCGATCCATGAGCCGCTGCCGAGCGGCAGCCCCGGCCGCTTCGTGCCGGGGATGATCGGGATCGCAGCATATCCGCGCTCGACGAGGCGAGCGCCGATCTGCGCGTAAGGGCCGGGGGCGGAGATCATCAGAACGGTGCCATGCCCTTGAGAATGCGAGTGCGCAGGCCCGCCTCGAAGCCGACAATGACCTGATGCAGCAGGGTCGCCCACTCCTCGCCGGTCAGCGTGGCGAGGTCCGTCTTTCCGATGGAATCGAGA